GCTGCGGCCCAAGCCGCTATTGAGGAATAATGGCTTTTAGCTGATTATCAATAATATAGGCGGTAGGCTGTTGCAAATCAATAGCTTATCGCCTATTGTTTTTTAGACAACAACGTGCATTATGCACGCTTTTTGAGCAGAATGAACGCAAATGTTGTACAAATGTTGGTAAGTTTTTACAACGATGTTGACAGCGTGTTGTACAAAGGTTTTCCATTCGCTGTTAGATAGTTAGCGTTTGGTGTTGCACGACCGATAAAAACAGTGCTGAAGACATTGGAACATAGAACAGAATGTATAACGTAAAAAATAACAATTATGGCAACATTAAAGGCAGTAGTAAGGACGCAACGAGCAGACGGTTTCTATCCGGTGTATATCCGAGTGACACATCATCGGGATTCAGCGTTCATTAAGACAGACAAGATGCTCACGAAAAAGGAGCTGACGAAAAACAACGAGATTAAAGACCCCTTTGTGCTGAACTATTGCACAGAGCGCATCATGGAGTATAACGAGATGCTGAACCATAAGGACATCGAACACTGGACGGCAAAGGAGGTGGTGGAGTTCCTTAAATCGGGTAATCAGGACATCAGTTTCAGCGACTATGCCCGAAAGCACATCAACAAGATGATAGACCGAGGACAGCAGCGCAATGCACGAAACTATGAACTTGCCCTTAATCACTTCGAGCGGTTCTGCGGCACAACAAACGTGCAATTCTCGCACATGACATCACAGACCATCAATAGATGGGTAGAGAGCCTTGCGACAACACACAGGGCAAAGGAGATGTACCCTATTTGCTTGCGTCAGGTGTTCAAGGCTGCAATTCTGGAATACAACGACTACGACAACGGCATCATACGCATTGCCACAAATCCGTGGTTGAAAGTGGAGATACCATCTGCCGACCGTGCAGAGAAACGTGCAATCACTCCAGAAGCTTGCAGGGCGTTCTTCTCGCACCCTATCCCAGAAAGCAAGCTGAAAGCCCCTCTCACGGAGTTTGGTCGTGACATAGCTATGATGGTGCTGTGCCTTGCGGGTATCAACACGGTAGACTTGTTCAACATGAAGAAGACGGACTACCATAACGGCATCATACACTACAAGCGAGCCAAGACGATGAAATTCCGAGCTGATGAGGCGTACATGGAAATGCGTGTACCTGCCATCATTCAACCGCTCTTCGACAAGTACCTGGACAAGACGGACGATGAACACCTGTTCAACTTCTACCAGCGCATGAGTACATCTGATAGCTTTTCAGCCAATGCCAACAGCGGAATCAAGCAACTCTGCAAGGCGATGGACATACCAAAGGATGAGCAGTATTCTGTTTATACATTCAGGCACACATGGGGAACGGTGGCACGAAACGATTGCCGTGCCTCTTTTGACGAGGTGGCATTTGCGATGAACCATGCCAGCGGACACAGGGTAACACGAGGCTACTTGAAACTGGATTACTCCCCTGCATGGGAACTCAACGAAAAGGTCATTGATTTTATTTTCTTCTCCGGCAAGGCTTCTTCTCGTGAGAAAAAGGAGGAAGAAGAGCATTTCAGACTTTCATACCGATACATGGTAAACGCAGCAGCCTATCACAATGGGCAGAACGTAGCCGAGTTTACTGATGTCGGCTTCAACAACGTGGATGAGGTAATAGCACGGCTTGCCTCGATGCTGCCGACCGACATTCCAGACCGCTCAATCGTCATGTTCAAAATTGTCAATCTTGACAAAAGCCAGACGGTCGTGTATCAAAAGCAAAAGGGAAAGGGCTTCTGAACTATTTCGTGAACCCACGGAAATGATAACAACCCACAAGGATTTTTTCTTTGTGGGTTTTCTTTTTTCTTTATCTCTAAAAATAAAAATCTCTCTCACGTGCGCACGCACGCGCGGATGATGTAGTAGATATATATATACTTTACTTTGTGGGATAAATGCGGAGTTTATTGCGATAATTGTGCAATTATGGGGTATAAATGTACAATTATAGGCTTTTCTGTACAAAAATGTGCAAGAATGAGTGATAACTGAGCAAGAATGGCATTTTTGGCATTGTGAAAATGTATTAAATTTAATCATAAAAAGGGCGATTTCAGTCCTAAAAACACCATAAAAACAACCCTTTGTACAAGAATAGCTATAAATGTGCAGTTATTCCATATTTCTACACAATAATGTACAATTATGGTTATTCTTGTACAATTATAGGCAATAAATGTGCAGAAATAAGCCTTTCTTGTGCAATTATGGGGTATAAATGTTTGTTTTGGTGCAATTATCCGAAGAAAATGCACCTGATTGTGCAGCCTTAAAGAAAAGGGAGCAACACTCCTGTTGCTGTGCTGCTCCCTCTACCCAAAAAACAATCTTCTACCTATTGAATGAGAAAAAGAATCTTATCTAAAGTAGAGTGTAGTAGATGCTACTCTTCCTCATCATCATCTTCCTCTGCAAGCTCGATGAGGCGGTCTTCGATGGTCTTCTTGCTCTCTACCGCAACATCAAGCGTAGTTGATTGCAGCTTCGGTATTACATACTCTGCGAGCTTGACAACGACCATGAGGCGGTCTTTCGGGTCAAGCTCTGCAAGGTCTTCCATCATCTGCCCCTTGCTTGAATACTCCTCTACAAGATTCGTTACCACCTCACGAATTGCAGCGGTCTTCTTGTTCGGTGTTCCAGCGGTTCGCCCACCTGTTTTCTTTCCCTTTGCCATATTCGTGTGTAATAAGATAAAACGATGGTGCGAAGTTAATGTTTTAATTTCGCACGCAAAGTATAACTTATAATAACATCAACAGATTAGATTATGGGACTTATCGGAGCAGCAGTAGGCGCAGCAGGTTCTATATTCGGAGGCATCTCGGCATCACGAGCTATGAAGAAGATGAAGAAGAACGTTGAAGCCCAGCGCAAAAAGAATCAGGACTGGTACGACCGCAGGTATAACGAAGATGCGACACAGCGTGCAGATGCGCAGCGCATTCTCACAATGACCGAGGAAAGTATCAAGAATCGTAACAAACAGGCAGCAGGTGCGCAAGCAGTCATGGGTGGCACTGATGAGAGTGTGGCAGCAGCCAAAGCAGCCAACAACGAAGCACTTGCTTCTGCAACATCGCAGATTGCAGCTAACGCAGATGCACGCAAAGATGCGATTGAGCAGCAGTACATGCAGAAAGACGACCAGTATGTGCAGCAGCTTAATCAGATTGAGCAAGGCAAGGCACAGGCGGTCAGTCAGGCAATACAAGGTGTAACCAGCGCAGCATCTTCGATGCCGTTCTAAACCAATGGACGTATGGCAAAATTAGGAGATTATTTCGGGGACGGTGGCGCAGAAGCCACCAACCCACCCAAAGGCTCTATGGAATGGGCAGAGCAGCAAGGAGGCGGTAATGACACTCCACAGATGAAAGACCCACCCCCACCAAAGGGGACACAGGAACGTGTTGAACAGGACGCTACACAAGCGGACACGACACCGCCAGTCAAAGGAACACAGGAGTGGGCAGAACAGAACTCTGGCGAAAACGCACCTGTCACCGCTCCAGTTACTCAACAACAGCAGCCACCAGCAGAACCCCCATCAGACTCGCAAGAGAACGGTGGGGGATTAAGCTATGCGGAAATGTGGAAGAAGCTGAACCCTTACGAGCCACCTACCCCCGAACAACTGGAAAAGGAGCGCAAGAAGAAAAAGCGTGACCAGATATGGGCAGCGGTCGGTGATGGCATTGCAGCCTTATCAAACCTGTTCTTCACTTCCCAGTATGCACCAAACGCATACACAGGGCGCACAACCATGTCGGATGCAGTTAAAGACCGTTGGGACAAGCTGGAGAAAGACCGCAAGGACAACGCTATCAACTATTTCAACGGCTATTTGAGGGCGAAAGCAGCCGATGATGCCGACGAAAAGGACAAGCGCAACTGGGAGTATCGTCTTGGTCGTGACAAGCTGGCAGACGCACGAGCAGAAGCAGCCGAAGCACGAGCAGCAGCCAAAGATAAGCGTGATGAAGCCATGCACGAACTTAACCTTGCACTTGCAGGGCATAAGATTGATGCTGCCGAAGCCGAAGCAAAGCGTAAGGGCATTGAGGCAAAATATGCCGAAGAGCTTGAAAAGGCTAAGGTCAATACCGAAAAGGCAAGAGGAGCAGCGCAACGTGCCAGTGCATCTGCTTCCAATGCGAGAGCCGGGTATTACAATCGTGGTGGCAGCGGTGGCAACAAGCACATGACGCTGACCATTGATGGTAAGACTTACACCTACGACACCAAAGAGGACTACGAGAGAGCTGTCATGCGTTATGCAAAGCAATATGGCGTTGATACAACCGAAGATGTAGAAACGACTGATGAAGAGTTCAACGGTCGTGACGGCAAATCAAAAGGCAAGAAGAAGCGTACAACAAGGCAAGATCGTGATGTCAGCAAGATTGCAGGTGATGTCGAAGAGCTTGCCAATAAGAAGAAAAAGAGCAGTCCGACCGCTGGAGGTACAGGCGGTTCAGGTGGAAAGAAAAGTCCAACAGCATAATTAAAAGCTATGAACGATAACAAAGACAAAATCAAGAAGCTATACGACACGTTTGTGTCGGACGGTTACGAGATGGAGAGTGAAGCAGACTTCCGCAAGAACTTGCAAGACGCAAGCAAACGCAAGGCTGCTTATGATGCTCTTGTCAAAGATGGCTACGAGATGGAGGCTTACGACCAATTCGAGAAGAACCTTGGATTTGGCGCAGCCTCCACTCCTGTACCAAAGACAGAGAAGCCAGTAGAGCCTAAGAGTGCAGCACCTAAGAGCGCAAAACCGAAAGGAACACCGCTCACAAAGGCTGACAAGGCAAGAATGATGTCGGAACTCAACGCATCAATGCGCAGAACACAGCAGATGACAGCTGATTTCAACGACCACATGAGCAACATGATGGAGTACGGCATTAACCTCGGTCAGCAGACAAAGAAGAGCAAGGTGCAGTACAACCCTCGAAAGCGCAAGTTGGAGCAGACATACATCACTCCAGCAGGTAACAGATACACAAGCAAGGCTATCGCTGACGCAGAGAGCTTCCAGTACAGACAGGCAGCGGACATGAGTGTCAGCGGTCAGTTGAGACGTGCCCATCAGAAGCTCGCAGAGCTGAAAGAGCAGCAACAGAAACGTGCAGGCGAGGTTCTGGACGAGTGGAAAGAGGACACCGAGAAGAACAAAGCACCTCTCGGAATGGTGCTTGCTGCACAGACATACGTTCCACGACAGCAGAGCGACAAGGAAAACAGCGCACTCCGTGTTGCTATCCGTGAAACGGAGGAGCTTATCAAAGACCTTGAAGAGCAGAAAGACCGTGAGAATGGTGTTGATGTTGGCTTCTGGCGTGGATTCGGTCGCACAATGGGCGATATGCGTACATGGGATTTCGGCATGGGTGACTTGCAGGACGCAATGACTAAGCTCAATGCAGACAAGCTCACAGGTAAAGATGCCACCGAAGGCGAGAAAGCAGCCTACAATGAAATGATGGGCGCAATGGCAACCCACCAACAGGCACAGCAGCAGTACGGAGGCAACGCAGGTTTCTGGAACAGAGCAGGTGTTATGACTGGCTACATGCCGTCATTCATGCTTGACTTTGTTTTGACAGGTGGCGGTTATGATGCCCTAAATGTTTTCGGCAAGCAGGGTGTTAAGGCTGCCACGAGAGCAATCGGCAAAGAAGCCGTTGAAGAAATGGCAAAACAAGGCTTCAAGAGCTATGTAAAGAAAAATGGTCTTAAAGGCTTGGCTAACGAGGCTACAAACTGGACTATCAAGGCACTTGGCACAACGGCTGACGATTTGCTTGTTCGTGCGCCACTTATGTCAAATACCGTACAGGCAGGAAAGACCGCAGCCGACATCATAGACCGCAAACTTGGCGATGTGGTTGTTGATGAGAACGGCAACTACGATTTCTCCAATGATAAGACTTGGGGTAGTGCAATATGGCAGGGTGAGGCAAACTCCATCATTGAGAACTATTCAGAAATGTTTGGCGCACATCTTGACCCTGTTGTAACTCTTGGCAACATGAGCAAACTTGCCAATGTCGTTGGCGCAAAGCGTTTGGGCGGTGTTTTGGCTAAGGCTGACGCACAGGCATTGGGCGGTATCATGGGACAGACACAGCAGATGTTCAACAAGATGGGTGTCAGTGACTATGTTGGCGAGGTTGCCGAGGAATACTACGGTCAGTTGTGGCGCACAATGCTCAATCTTGACGATGCCTATGTGCAGAATCCTGACGGAACACGCACCAACCTATTTGCGACAAAAGACTTTCACGGTGATATTTGGGGCGGTATGGCTCTCTCTATGGGTCTGATGGGCGCAGGAAAGCACACTTTCAACGCAACCCAGTACGCTTCTATGCGTCACGGTGTGAACAAATCCGATGCTCGTGTAGGCGAATTGCTCGGCAAGGATATATGGGAGCCGTTGAAAGCTACGCTTGACCTCACTACCAATGAAAATTTCGGTGGTGTTGCGGAAGCTATTGTCAATGACAAAGACTTTACCGACAAGGAAAAGGCTGCGGTTCTTGACTATATGGAACGCTCAATGATTATGCGAGGCTACAACCTTGCAAGCATGGCGCAGTCTCGTGGTGGCGAACAAGACCCGAACAAGCAGCAGCTTAATGAATCGTACCTGAATGGCTACGAGGCGACATCTCCACAGGAGCGCAACGATGCAAAGAATATGCTGGAGTATCAACGCCAGCGTGTTGAGCAAGCTATCAGTCCAGAAGATTTGCAGATGATTGATAGCTGGGAAGACGGAGTTGTTCAAGCCGATAACACCGAGTGGACGGACGAGCAGAGAGATGTCGTCAATGACTACCTGAATGCCAAAAATGTATATGATGGCATGAAACAGCGACTTCATGACGATGTTGATGCCGAGGTGGAGAGCAGCAATGCTATGGTAGATGCTCGTGTAAACACCGACACTGGCATGATACAGGGCGCAACAATGAAGCAGGACGACCGCAAAGTCTATGTTGTCAGTGGTAATGTTGTTGCTTACCCTGACGGCACTGGCATAGACTTGGAGGCTTCCGACCAAAGCATCATAGTTCGTGATGCCGATACTGGCGAGCTTGAACAGGTTGCGCCCGATGCGGTATTCAGCATTGATGAAGTAATAGACCCTAATCAAGCAAAGTCCGAAGCCGAGGGTGTTATCGTAGAGAACGCAGCACAGAAGTTTGCCAACGACATTGACGGCACTATCACATTGGAGGCTGGAAACACATTCGATGTAGTGGACGAGGACGGCAGACAAGCGAGCGTAACTATTACACCTAATGCAGAGGGCATTGTGGACAATGGAGACGGAACGGTAAACGTATCCATGGACGGAACTAATGTTGTTCCTGTACCTGTGTCAGCTCTTCAAGAAATGGCTGATGCTGCAAACATGGCTCGTGTAGCTCAGTTTGAGGAGCAGCGCACCCTTGAGAACGCACAGGTAAAAGCAGCCGAACAGGAAGCAGCACGCCCCCTGTATGCATTGAATGATGAGGTAACACTGCGTGACGAGAACGGAAATGCCGTCCGTGGAAGCATCATTGCCGATGCTGATGCCGATGGCATGTACGAGGTTTACACGGAAGACCCTATCAACGGTGCTCGTGTCAATCTCTTCTCTCGTGACGAGCTGGACGGTATAGTTGTGGAGCATAACGGTGAGGTCGTAGAACAGCCAACCATCGTTCCTGAATCTGCCGAGGTTGTAAAGGGTGCAGAAATAGGCAACAATGGCACTGAAAATATTCCTGAAAATGGCAACATTGTAGAAAAAAATATTCCGACCGTACCACAACCCACTGCTTTGGAGCGTATTCCAAAGGACGAGCAAGGACAGCCAATCTATGAGCAGACCGATAGCGATACCGCTTGGGATGCCATTGTGGAGCAGACAGAGGGCGATGAGGGTATTGCTCAATCCGTGGCAGATGCCATGCTTGCCGACAAGGAAGCAGAGCTGAAGAAGATGGAAAAGGCAAAACCCAAAGGCGGTGTGACCATCGCTGATAAGATTGCAGCAGAGAAAGAGCGCAAGGCAGCTATTTCTGCGGCACAAGATGTCGTGTCCGTATGGAAGAAGATTGCAGGTACATCACAGCGTAGAAAGCAGGAAGCCGAGTCTATCCGTAGAAAGGAGATGGAGGAAAAGGCAGCTATCCGCAGAGCCGAGGAAGAAAAGCTCCGTGCCGAGCGTGAGGAAGCCGAGCGCATAGAACGTGAAGCTCTGAACGGTGTGCCTGATATGGTGGACGATAAGCCACAGGACGCACGAGCAAGAGGTTACAGGCGTGTCACTGGTACAAAGGTGGACAGACAGCAACCGCTTGAAGCCAAGCGAGGCAAGAATGTACAGGTACGTTTCAGTGATAGCGACATTGCCGATGGTAGTGTTGCGGTTCTTGATGCGAGCCAGTTACAGCCGAGTCACATTGAAGGTGTGCGCAATCCTCTCCACTTTATTGACGAAGCGCAGCCAAAGGAGCGCAACGATGATGCCAGCAAGATGTCTTCTCGCAAGATAGCAGCCAATATGCGCCCCGAAGAGATAACATCTTCTGTGACAGCGTACACAGGCGCACCTACCGTAAACAGTCGTGGCGAGGTCATTCAGGGCAACAACCGAAGCGATGCACTGAGACAGATGTGGCAGAGCGAACCTGAACAGGCAGCTAAGTATAAGCAGTATCTAACCGACCATGCCGAAGAGTTCGGTCTGAATCCTGCCGACATCGAAGCCATGGAACGCCCTGTATTGGTCAATATGCTTGATGTGGACGACAACAAGGCTATTGAGCTGGGGCAGTTCGTAGCACAGGACACCGAGAGTGGCGGTACTGAACGTATCAAGCCTAAGAATGCCGTGCAGAAGATTGGCAGCAACATGGGTTCGTTTGCTAACCTATTGTTGCGTTCTGCTGACGATGAGACATCTTTCTCTGGTCTCGTTGATGCTAACGGACATGATGTGTTGAAGTGGATGAACGCAAAGGGCTACATCACTCCGACACAATACCAAAGCGCATTTGACACCAAGGGCAACCTTACAGCCGAGGCAAAGAACGATTTGAAAGGCATCATGTATCAGAGCATCTTCAAAGGTGGAAGCACACGACTTGAAGAAATGTTCAATGCTCTTCCTGCAAAGGCGCAAAAGGCTATCCTTGCAACGGCATACAGGGACTATGGTAGTCCGAACGCAGAAAGAATGGTTGAGGAGATACAGAACTCAATCAGGGCTTTCTATGCACTTATGCAAGATGCAGCATTTGTCGAGGCTAAGAACTACAAAGATGTACGATTGGCTATTGAGGGCTGGAAGAGGCAGTATCAGATGGACGATGTTACAGGCGAGAGTTATCTACCTGCCGACAATTTCAGTAACTTTGCGCTGAATTTGGCTGCATTGTATAAGGGCGAGAGCCAATCACTGATACAAGCGACCTTTAACAAGATGTTCGACCTTATTCAAGGCACACAGGAAGAAACCCTGTTTGAGAAGCCGGATAACACTCCGAGAACTCTCGCACAGGCAATTAAAGAAACATTAAACATAGATTACAATGGACAACAGCGAAGCAATGTATTGGCTGACAATAGTGCAGCAAGCCAAGACGGACAAGGAAGCAGCCGAGCTTCTGAGACAGGAGAACGAAGCGAGGACGGAAATGGGACAGCCGACCGTACAGGAGGAGCTGAAAGCGAAAGCAGAGAAGACGACCTACAAGCAGGAAGTAATGACGGAGTTCAAGAAGTTCATGTAGGTTTGAACGATAACGAGGCTGAAGAATTCCTCTCTCGCATGGAAGCTAATGCTGTACCTATGCCACAACTGGAACTTACTCCACAAGCGTGGGGCGAGCAATTCGGTGATGATGGTAAGGTTACAACTCCTGTCGGCTCGGTAAAAATGGGTGTAAATCAGATTGCGAAGCTCTTTGAAAAGGGGCGCAGTGAGCAATTTGGCATGATACGCCCTACTCTTACAGAGCCTCTTGCTATTATAGAAGTTCCATCGGAAGCCACTGACGGCAATACAGAGCGAGCAACATCATTGTTGTTCGTGAAGACATTTGTCGGCAAGAATGGGGAAAAGGTGTACTACTTCAAGTCCGTAACCGTCAAGAAAGACGGCATGGAGGTTAGTGTAAGTAGTCACTATGACCGTCCGAAGAGAATAAAGGAGGCGTTAAAAACAGGGAAGCTGCTATACCGATTTGACGGTGGCGCACAGACCGAACAACGCCCTGCCGATGTTTCTGTGACAGCTTCCCAAGAAGATGTGCAGGGTATTTCTACCGACAAAGGTAATATAAATTCTGGAAACAACGGCAAGTTAGGCGAGAAAATCGCTGAGGCTGAGGCAAAAACAAACCAAAACCCTACCGAAAAGCAGAAAGAAGCAGGTAACTATAAGAAGGGTCATGTGCAGATTGGGGCTTTTGATGTAACCATCGAAAACCCTAAAGGCAGTGTGCGCAGCGGTGTAGATGCTAAAGGCAACAAGTGGGAGATCGAAATGCACAACACCTACGGCTACATTCGTGGAACTGAGGGCGTTGACGGAGACCACATAGATGTGTTCCTCGCTGATGATATAGACAGCTGGAACGGAAGAAAGGTGTTTGTCGTTGACCAGTACAACGAGGACGGCACTTTCGATGAGCATAAGGTCATGCTTGGTTTCAATGATGCCGAGGAAGCTCGTGCTGCATATTTGAGCAACTACGAAAAGGGCTGGCAGAACACACACAAGGTTGTCGGCACACCTGTGAACTTGGAGGACTTTGAGAAGTGGATAAACTCTTCACACCGCAAGACAAAGGCATTTGCTGAGTATAGCGATGTCAAGAAGCAACAGGAGACAGAGCGGAAGCAGAACCTTAGCCAGTTCAATGTCGGTGATGTTGTCTGTGACTACTATACTGGCAAGTTGTATCGTGTCAAGAAGTTCACTAAGACTGGACTTTGTACCATTGCCGAACTTGACAGCAATGACAAGGAAATTCGTACTACATCGTTCAATGCCGATAACAATCCTCGTTTCGGTGCAGCCGAAGCCCCTGCAACTACCACAACCGAGGAGAAGAGCAAGGAGGAAGCACCCGGCACGAATGTAGGCAGCATCGCTTCAACTGATGGCTATTCGGTAGAACCTGCACAGTACACCACAAAGCGTGGAAAAGTACTTGATATGCAGCTCGTAAAGTTCGACCGTGAACTATCTAAGGAGGAAACACGCAACGCAAAGGCACTTGCCAAGGAGCTGAAAGGCTGGTATGACAAGGAGAAAGGCGGTTTCATGATGCGTAGCACCGAGGACGCACAGAAACTCGCTGATGCTGTCATGGACGAGAGCGGAGAAGCCCTTGAAGATGCTGCACCACTCTCTATGAGCGATGTTCAGGAGGCAAGCGGTGTCGAGGATGCAGAACAAACAAAGGAAGCAGCACCGACCGAGCAGGAAGCACCAGCGGAGAATATGCACAAACTCGTTACCAACGAGCGTTACGAGCAGTTGAAGAAGCGCATGATGGCGAAACTCAACCAGCTCAACATGGGCATTGACCCCGAAATGCTTGCCATCGGTACAGAAATGGCGGTTTACCACATTGAGGGCGGTGCCAGAAAGTTTGCTCAGTATGCAAAGGCGATGATTTCCGACATGGGCGATGCTATACGCCCCTACCTCAAATCATTCTACAATGCCGTGCGTGACCTGCCCGAAGCACAGGAGCTTGCAAACAGCATGGATTCATACGATGATGTGAGCAAGTTTGATGTCGCCAATTTCGACAAGGCTTCCACTAATGCTATGGCTACCGCTGAAATGGTCGTAGCCGAGAGCGAGGCTGAGGAACAGGCAACCGAGGCAAAGGAAGCAATAACCAACCAACGTAACACTACAAGAAGACAGAAAAATGAACAAACAACAGCAGATACAGAAGCTATTACGAGCAAAGCAACAACTATTGCACGTGATGCGGAAAGGCGAATCGAAGAAGCAACAACTGAAAAGCAAGTAGAGGAAGCACAGAAAAAAGTCGATAAGCAACTGCAAGAAATAGACAAGCAGCTTGCCGAGCTGGACTATGTGAACAGCCTCCACTCTGGTATGCGTGTCGTTCTTAAAGACGGCAGAAAAGTTACTGCCACTATGGTAATGCACCAAGGCGAGCAGATTAGCGCAACACAGATGTCGAAGCCTCGTGTCGGACGAGTGTACGCAGTTGGCAGAGACGGAATGATAGATTTCACTCCCGACAAGATAGACATCCCTGCCACCATCGCAGCCAATGAGGAAGCCGAACAGAGACGAAGAGAGTTTGAAGCGATGGTTGAGCGTAATGAATCGCCCTACACGGTTACACCAGAGGTCGAGGAAGAGCTTAAAAAGCAATCTTCGTCAGAGGTCGTCAATGGCTTTAAGCGTGGCGACAAGGTGGTCTATACCCCATCGCAGCGCACTGGAGAGCCGACAGAGGCAACCATACACGACTTTGAGCCATACGGAAGCCACAAGCCTGTGCTTGATACAGGTATGGGACCTGTTATCTATGAGGTTGCAGACTGGGCAGACATTAAGCCTGTCAAGAGCGATGACAGCCACTTTGCTGATGGTCGTGAGAAGATTGACATCACGAATCCGACCGATGAGCAGTTCGGCGCAGCCGTGGACAACATGGACGATGCTGGCAAGCTCGCACTTGACATTGTAGGCTATCTGAACCCCGAACTTGCAGGAACAACCAAAGCGGAAGCTAAGGAAACACTTATGCGCACATTGAAGAAATCGAACGACAAAGTGTTACAGGATGAGCTTGCAGACCCTGACATAGACCAAGAAATCCGCAAAATTGTCGAAGATGAACTGAATAACAGGAAAAAAGCAGGGGAAAAGAAGCCGAAATCTAAGAAAAAAAGTGTACCTTCACAGACAGAGGTAGCCGACCTGTTCAGCGATTTGTTTGCAGACGAGCAGACAAGCATCGAGGACAACACTACTCCTGCCCCTGTTGATACCAGTCTGCAACGCAAGTTTGCTTTGATGGTTAAGAGTGATATGCTATTCGCTCTTGACACCGACACTAAGCCTTATCGCAGTATCATAGATTTGCGTAAGCGTGCAAGCGAGTTGGGAATGGAGGTGGACAATGACGGTCGTACAGACATTCTTTTACAGGAGCTTGTAGAGGACGGACTTGTCAGAGCAGCAAGAGAGGTCGTAAAGAAGTATGGCAGAGACAGCCGTGAGAGCTACGACCTTGTGTGCAAGCTGTATGATATGCAGCCGACAATCGCAGCACGAAGCAGCAATCGCATCAAGATGCAGCAGTATTCAACACCGCTGCCTATGTCGTGGATTGCCGACCGCTTTGCAATGGAGGCACAACCATCGGCACAGGTTCTTGAACCAACAGCAGGAAACGGAATGCTCGTGTTCACTATTCCAGTAGAGCAGGTACATGCCAACGAGCTGGACGAAACACGTCTTGACAATTTGCGTGAGCAGGGCTTTGCGCAAGTTACCCAGCAGGACGCAACAGAGCCGTTCGAGGGCGGTAAGAAATATGATGCAGTGATAGCCAATCCACCTTTCGGCAAGCGTGAGGCTGTTGAGTATGATGGTAAGATGATACCAGGACTTGACCCACAAATCACACTGAACGCTCTTGCGAGCATGAAAGACGATGGCAGAGCAGCCATCATCATCGGTGGTAACATGGAGTACGCAAACAACGGAGGTCTGAAAGGCTTAAAGCCGTTCTTCACATATCTGTATGACCACTACAATGTTAGTGGCGTTATTGATATGGACGGTAAGCTGTATGCAAAACAAGGTACTACGTTCCCAACTCGCATGATTCTGATTAACGGACGCAGAAGCGAGGAGGAAAGAGCGCAGACCGCTATCTATCCACCTGTGCAAAGCAAGGCATTGCGCAAGGCTGAAAGCTTTGAAGACCTGTACGAGATATTGAATGAAGTATTAAATTCTAACGAAAAGACAAATGGCACAGAAATACTACGCAGCAGAGAAAGGAAGTCTGCACCTGTCAATAACCAACCATCAGGGAGAACTGACGGAGAGGGACATCGTGAACAACCTCGCAAAAATGATACAAGCGGACGAGGAGAGCGAGGAGAACGCACCAACGTGGAACGAAGCCCAAAGCAGAGCGAGGGAGTTCTACGAGGAGAACGTAGAGAGAATACTGGAAATGGTGAAGATAGGAACACCCCTGCAAGAAGTGAGCGAGGAGACAGCGGACGAAGCAACGAGCCTGACACTAAGCGAGTGGCTGGAGAGCGAGTTTCCCCGAACGGAGTGGGATTAAAAACTGAGCAAAAGAAACGAACGCTCACAGAGAAAAAGCTATCTTATCGCCCTCATAACGGTGCGTTCAGTCTTAATAGCGTTGCCCCTGCTGCTATGGTGGAGGCAATGGACAATGTTCTTTCGCAGATAGAGGAAGAGTATGGCAACATAGACGAATTTATCAAGAGCGAGCTTGGCTATGCTACCATCGAAGAGGCACATGCTGCGCTTGCTGCCGAGCAGATGGATAGTGTCGCCATGGCAATCTATCAGATGAAGAAAGGACAGGCTTTGATTATCGGAGACCAGACAGGTGTCGGTAAGGGTCGCCAGATGGCAGCTCTTATCCGCTGGGCTGTTATGCGTGGCGAGAAGCCTGTATTCATTACCCAAAAGGCTGATTTGTTCTCGGACATTTACCGTGATTTGGTTGATGTCGGTAGCGGAGACTTGAAGCCTTTCATCTTCAACTCTGATGGAGCGATGGTAGATGCAAAGGGCAATGCCGTACACAAGCCTCTCTCGCAAAAGGAAATGGCGAAAGTCTTTGCTTCGGGCGAATTGCCAGAGGATTACGACTTTGCCGTGCTGACCTATTCACAGGTAAACACAGGCGATGCTATCAGCCAGCAGGAGCTGGAAGAGGCTGCAAAGAAGCGTGGCGCACGAGTAAAGAAGAGCAAGGCTTCAAAGGAGGGCAAAGCCACTCCAAAAGCAACATTCTTGCGTGCGATTGCCAAAGATAACTACCTGTTCCTTGATGAGAGCCATACGGCAGCAGGTTCAAGCAATACAGGCGCATACCTGCAAAGTATTCTCCGTTCGGCAAAGGCTGCAACATTCGCAAGTGCCACCTTCGCAAAACGACCTGACACCATGCCGTTGTATGCTATCCGTACTGCCATGAGCCAAGCAAAGGTTGAACCTGACAAGATGATTGGTATCATCGAAAAGGGAGGTGTAACCTTGCAGGAGATTATGAGCCGTGAGCTTACTAACGCAGGTCAGATGGTACGCCGTGAGCGAGACATGAGTGATGTAAAGACCGACTGGAAGACAATCAACGACCCTGAGACCGTTAAACGTGCGAGAGAAAACTACGACAAGACCATTTCAGCGTTTAACGCCATCATCAAATTTCAGGAAGACTATGTTAAGCCAAAGATTGAAGAGCTTGACATGGAGCTTGCTATCACCGCAGAAAGCGCAGGTGTGAAGCGAGGCACTGACAAAATGGGCGTTGAGAATGTTCCGTTCGCAAGTAAGACATACAACTACACCAAGCAGTTGATGTTGGCTTTGAAAGTTGATGCTATTGCAGATGAGGTGGAAGCAGAAATCAATGCAGGTCGTCACCCTGTCATTGCGCTGGAGAGTACGATGGAAAGCACCATCAAGGACTATTCGGCTGGCGATGTCATTGCCGAACCTACATTCAGTGCAAGTTTGCTGAAAGGACTTGACTCTGTTATGCAGTACACCGTAAAGGACGAGGACGGCAAGGAGCGACACGCTTACTATACACCTAAGCAGTTGGGCGAAGCTGGAGAGAAAGCATACTACGAGTTGCAGCAATTCATTCGTGAAAGCACAAGTGGTATCTTTATCAGTCCGCTTGATGCCATCATTGAGCGTCTTCACGAGAAAGGCTACAAGGTTGGCGAATTGACAGGACGTAATATGTATGTCGAGCGTAATGCCAAGGGCGAAGTCGTTGTGAAGCGCAGAACCGACAAGGACAAGAAGAAGATGCAGCGAGAGTTTAACGATGGTACTCTTGATGTGCTTATTCTCAACAAGTCGGCTTCTACTGGTATCAGCTTGCACGCATCAGAGCGATTCAGCGACCAGCGTCAGCGCACAATGATTATTGCCCAGCCGTTGAGTGACATCAACGACTATATGCAGATGATTGGACGCATTGACCGCACAGGGCAGGTTCACAGAGGATATTATATCAACCTCGGTCTGCCTGTACCTGCTGAAAACCGCTTCCTAATGATGCTATCAACCAAACTGAAATCGTTGAATGCCAATACGACAACATCACAGGACAGCGAGAGCAACGAGGTTGAAGCACCAGACCTATTGAACAAGTACGGCAGTCAGGTAGTAGTTGAGTATCTGCGAGACAACGTAGAGGTGTACGAAAAGATGGGTGCGCCTTTGAAGAAAGCAGGTGCCGGAGCAGGACGAGTACAGGCAAGCGAACTGGAGGAATACAAACCACAGGAAGATGATGCCCGTAAGATTACAGGCTATGTTGCACTGCTAACCACAAAGGAGCAAGAAGAGTTCTATGACGATGTTGTAAGGCGTTATAACGAGCTGATAAAGTATCTCAACGATACTGGCAGCAACGACCTGAAAATATCCGTCATGCCTCTTCGTGCAACCACATTGGACAAGCGAGTGTCATCTGAGGGTATTGACCCTAATGGCAACAATCCGTTTGCCCGTAACTCCTATGTTGAAAAGGTAGAAATGGATGTTTTGAGAAAGCCGATGAAAGCCGAAGAGGTTAAAAAGGTTATCGCTCAAATCAACAACGGCAATGCAGATGAACACCTGCATAATGTCAAGGACACCATTCACAAGGAAGATGAAGCACGTATAGCAGCCGAAAACGAACGATACGAAAAGGCTAAATCCAAAGCTGCAGAAGACATCGCCAAGCAGACGGAGAAAATAAACCGTCAGCAGAAACGTACTGCCGAGGAAAAGAGTGAGGCTATTGCTCGTGTTACGGCTGATACCAACGAACGAGTAGAAGCCAAGCATCAGGATAACATGATAAGGCTGAACTCAAACAGCGACCAATTATTGAGACGATTGGATATGTTTGAGGTCGGCAAGAGCTATCTTGTGCCTGAAACACTTGAATCAATGGTGTTCGACTTCGCCTCTCCTGCAATCTTCTGCGGATACAAGACAAAAGACAAGAAGATAACCGCATCTACTACGCTTGCTGTGTTCGCTACTCTTGACGGACGCAGACGTGTCGAGGTTAAGTTATCAGACGGCACAGCCCTAACAAGCATTGACAGAATGACCAATGAAAATTGGGACTCAGCTCGTTCGACCACTCTTGACAACTGGGATTCACAGATACCGAATGAGACACGCAAACAAGGTTTCATCATGACTGGCAACATCTTGCAGGCTATTGACGACACGCAAGACGAGCATGGCGGTTATCCTGGTCAGCTTATCAGCTACACGGACATTGACGGCAATGTGCATGATGGTATTCTTATGCCAGACAAATGGAACGCATCAATGCTGAAAACCAGCGGTGCGCCTATCAGCAGTCGTTTGCAGCAAATCAAGCAATACGAGACAGTCACAAGCAGCGATGGTAAGGTGCGCATAGAGGGCAGTAGTTGGTCTAATATGCACTACCTCACCATACCAAAGAGCAAAAAGGACGGTGCTCAATATTACGAGAACGCAGACCTGTTAAAGGCAGCAGGAGGAAACTTCTATCCATACCGAGGACAATTGCGTGCCGACATTCCTACAAGTCAAATAGACAAGGTTGTTGCAGTCCTTAGCAGGCTGGGCGTAAAGGTCAAGGGCGAGAATGAGGAAGATGTGCTGTATCGTAGTGACGACACAATGTATCGTATTCGTGAGGACGAAGCTCCGAAGAATACAGGTATCGGTTACAAGGTGTTCGTCCTGAAGAACGGACAGCTCTATCCTCCTATGGTTGCTAATCCTAATGGAGCAGCTACGCCTGTCGGTGTTTGGCTTGATGCTGATGCTGCACCAATCGCAGGACAGAGCAAGACAGGTCGCAATCAGGTTAAGGCTGGTGGAAAGGGTACACAAGGCGGTAGCGGTAAACTCGCGTATCGCCCCGGCTGGCATTTGGGAGAGATACCGTACGCATTGCAGTTCAACAGGCTGAATCCCGAAACAGGAGAAAGAGAGCTGTTCCCTGCAAACTTTGTATGGGCAGAGGTAGAGTATGCTAACGATGTGGACTATCAGGAAGAGGCTATGAGCTACGGCTACAACGCTAACGGAAAGTTCCAACATAGTTTGGCTGGACTGCCGAAGCTCCCTGTTAATGGCGCATACCGTTATCGCACGAATCCGAACCCAGAGACAGCCCCATGGATTATCACAGGCGCAATGCGTGTAAAGAGACTCCTTACACCTTCCGAAGTCGATAAGATGGTAGAAGATGCAGGTCGTGAACCACAGCCAAGACAGGCAGGTGCTATCACAGATGAACAAATATCTGCACTAAATGAAGAGTTTGCTAACGATTACCGCAACGGTGAGGGCGCATACTCTGATGATGTTTTGAGTTATGAGAATGACCCAATAGCAAAGTGGACAGGCAAATCTTCAAGAAGCAAGGCACAGCGCAGGGTATTTGCGCAGCGTGAACGCCAAAGAATGGAGGTGCGTGTCAATGAGCTTGTTGAAAAGCTCGGTCTTAACAATGTAGAGGTGGTAACTGACGCAAGCACGCTTGATGGAAAAAAGCAGCGTGCAAAGGGCTTCTACTCAAAAAGTACAGGCAAGATTACGGTGGTAATACCTAATCATGCAAATGTATTCGATGTTGAGCAGACCTTGCTTCATGAAGCTGTGGCACACTACGGACTGCGCCAGTTGTTCGGAGAACACTTTGACACATTCCTCGACAATGTATTCAACAATGCTGATGAATCCATACGCAGAGAGATTGTAGAAATGGCAAAGAAACATGACTGGGATTTCCGCACCGCAACGGAGGAGTACCTTGCAGGACTTGCCGAGAATACAGACTTCGAGCGCACAAATGCAAGTTGGTGGAATAAGATTAAGAGCTGGTTCCTTGATATGCTCCACAACATTGGCTTTGAGGGATTCACAGGTGTTACACTGACCGACAACGAGCTTCGCTATATCTTGTGGCGCAGCTATGAGAACCTTGCAGAGCCGGGTCGTTATCGTAGTATCCTCGGAGAAGCAGCAGATGTCGCTATGCAGCACGAGCTGAAAGTAGGAAACTATCAGGAGCAGAACAGCAACAGCCAACACACGGCTGTTGCTGATGATGCCCTGTTCCGAGACGGAGACCCAGAGGTTCACGAAAGGGTCTTAGCTCGTGACAGGTACGAGGAACGTGTAAAACGTGGTATGTTCCAGACACAGGAAGCCCTACAAGATAGTATGCTCGGACTCCGTGAGGCTATGAACGCAATACTTCGTGCAGACGGTATAAAGGAAAACATTGAAGATGTGAAAGGCTTTGAGAACGCATACTTAGGCGAGAACCGTCTTTCAAGCGTGAACAAGGCTGAGGCTGATGCCTTTGCGCATCTTGTGTTCAAACCTATGCTTGATGAGGTGGCAAAGCTTGCGAAGACTGAGGCAGAGCGTGAAGAACTTACTGATTACATGATGGCAAAGCACGGTCTTGAACGTAACATCGTTATGGCAGAGCGTGACTTCATCAAGTATCAGCAGGATAACCCTAACGGAACAAAGACGCTTGACGATTTCCGTGAACGTGACTATGCAGGACTGACAGCCCTCACTGGTATGGATGATGTTGCAGATGCGGAAGCCGAGGCACAGGCAATGGTGTCAGGGTACGAACTTAACCACGACACTGCCGACCTGTGGGAAAAGGTAAATGCTGTAAACGCAGCCACGCTGAGCAAAACGTATGAGTGTGGCATGATGAGCAAGGAGACATACGAAAGCGTAAAGTCTATGTATGAGTATTACATTCCGCTCAGAGGCTTTGATGAGAAGACCAGCAATGAGGCATACGCATACCTGGCAGACAAACATAGTGCGTTCAACGCTCCTATCAAAAAAGCACACGGACGTAGCTCAAAGGCTGACGACCCATTTGCCAACATGCAGTCTATGGCAGAAAGTGCCATCATGCAGGGTAATAGAAACAAACTGGTAAAGCAGCGTTTCTTGAACTTTGTGCTGAACCACCCGAGTGACCTTGCAAGTGTGAGTGACCTGTGGATTCAGTATGACGATGTGATGGACGAGTGGAAGCCTGTATTCCCTGACAACATCGAAACCACCGACACCCCAGATGAGGTTGAAAAGAAGATGATTGCCTTCAACGAGAAGATGGAGCAGCTTAGACAAAGCGACCCTGACAAGTATAAACGTGGCAAAGATGCTGTTGGCATACCTTACCGAGTAGTAGAGAGTGGCGATTTGAGACAGCATCAGATTGTCGTGAAGCGAAATGGAAGAGACTATATCATCACCATCAATGGCAATCCGAGGGCAGCACAAGCTCTCAACGGACAGACGAACCCAGACAACGACATGTCAGGGGCTATAGGTGCCGTATTGCGAGGCGGAGAGAAGATAAACCGTCAGTTGAGTGCATTCTATACGACACGCAATCCTGATTTCGTCATATCAAACTTTATGCGAGATATGCTCTACACCAACACAATGGTGTGGATAAAGGAAAGCCCGAACTATGCTCTGCGCTTCAACAGAAACGTATTGTCTGTGAACCCAGCAAAGATGAAGAGCCTACTGGCTAAGCATCGTAAGGGTGAGCTTGACATGAACGACCCTATCGAACAAATGTTCCATCAGTTTATGATGAACGGTGGCGAGACTGGCTATGCCAATATCCGAGACATTGAGCAGCACAAGAACGACATTCGCAGGGAACTGAAAAAGGCGAACAGCAAGATACCTATTAAACGTGCATGGGACTTGTTGGGCGAGCGTTTCGATGAGTTCAACAGAGCCGTAGAGAACAGCGCACGCTTTGCAGCGTTCATTACTTCACGTCAGTTTGGCAGAAGCATAGACAGAGCCATCTATGACGCAAAGGAGATAAGCGTGAACTTCAATAAAAAGGGAAGTGGAGCAAAGTTCTATGATGCGGTAGGACAGACAAAGGCAGGTAATGTAACCTCGCTGATTTCTGGTCTTGGCAGAAGCGGATTCGTGTTCTGGAATGCAGCAATACAAGGTACGACCAACTTCGGCAGACAGGCAAAGAGACATCCAGCAAAGGCTCTGACAGCAGTAGCGACAATGTTCTTGCTTGGCGCACTCATGGCTTACATGAATGGCGATGATGATGATGACGACAAGAACGCATACTACAACTTGCCCGACCATGTAAGACGCAGTAACCTCTTGTTCCGTGCAGGTGAACATTGGATTTCATTGCCTTTGCCACAGGGGTACCGAGCCATCTACGGTATGGGCGAACTCATGTCGTCAGTGTTGAGCGGGAAAGAGCACTACACCGATGGCGAGCTTGCAGAGAAAATCATGGGGCAAATTTCGCAGGTTCTTCCGCTTGACATCATGGAAGGCGGTGGCGGTCTTGGTGCTTTCGTTCCAAGTTCTGTGAAACCTCTTGCCGAGGCATACGTTATGGAGAAGAGCTGGACAGGAATGCCACTCTACAAAAATACTCCATACAACAAGGACATGCCAGAGTGGACTAAGGCATATAAGAGTGCCAATAAGTACATTGTCGGGCTTGCGGAAACCATGAACGAAGTAACAGGCGGAGACCCTTATACAAAGGGAGCTGTTGACATCAACCCTGCAAAGGTGGAGTATATGCTAAACGGATATTTCGGAGGTGTATTCAGCACCATTGATAAAATGGTGAAGACAGGAGAAACAATCTTCGGAGACCGAGAGTATGATCCCCGTAGTGTGTTGCTTGCCAACCGATTGCTGAAAGCTGGAGACGAGCGCACCGAGTTCAGAGCGATAAACAATGAATATTTCCGTCTGAAAGAAGAGCATGACCAAGTAAAGAAACGCCTGAAACACTATGAGGACGATACAGACAATGGCGTGTTTGACTATGCCGAGAAGATAGATTTCCTGTACAATTCGCCCGAATTTGCGAGATACGAAATCTTTGAGGATTACAGACGAGACATTGACGACCTGTACGAAGAGTTGAAAGAAGCAGCCAACGATGAAGAGTATAAGGAGGTTGAAGCAGAGCTGAACGCCTTGAAGAAAGAGATGATTCATGAAATGAATGAAACTCGCAACCGTAAATAGTTATAGTAACCTTTAATACTTAGGGTGCTACCTTTGCATAAGACAAGCTACACCTCAGCAATTACAAGCAAGCTTGATTGCATTCGGTTTGCATTGTCTTTGCAATATGGTAGCCCCTAAGTATTACAAAACATTATAATATGCCGACAAATAATAAAAACAAATTGTTGTCAATGAAGCGTGTTGCACCACGGCATGACGACATAGAGGAAATTGACACCGTGCGTTCGTCAAAGCAGTTTGGCGAGCGCAGGGCGTTTGACATATTGATGGAAGCGCAATACTACTGGAATCAGATGGAGGACTTTCGCAGGGACAGGGAACGTAACAAACGATACACCTACGGAAACCAATGGGATGACAAAATTAAGGTGGATTGCGAGGAAATGACCGAGGAAGAGTATATTAAATCTCAGGGCAATGTTCCGTTGAAGAACAATCTTATCCGCAGACTTGTGCGCAGTGTGCTTGGTGTATATCGCAGCCAAAGCAAAGAGCCGACCTGTGTCGCCCGTGACAGGGACGAGCAGAAACTTGGGGAAACGATGAGCACCATTTTGCAATGCAATATGCAGCTCAACCGAATGACCGAGGTGTTTGCACGTTCCATGGAAGAGTTTCTTATCAGCGGATTTATCGTGCATCGTAAATCATACGGTTGGCGCAACGGAAAAGAAGACTGTTGGACGGACTATGTGCAGCCAAACAATTTCTTCATAGACAACAATATGAGGGATTTTAGAGGCTGGGATGTCAGTGTACTTGGAGAGGTGCATGACATTTCGTTTGGTCAGCTCTGCGAGCAGTTTGCCTCGTCCCCATCGGAGTACCGTAAGTTGCGTGATATATACAAATACGCATCTCGTAAGGACTATATAGCCACCTACGCAGAGAGTTTTGGATATAGCCGTCTGCAAAACTATGACTTCCTTTTCACAAGTGAGCCTGGTCGTTGCCGTGTCATTGAGATTTGGCGCAAGGAGCAGAAACCACGATTCCGTTGCCATGACTATCAGAATGGAGACATCTTCAAGATAGACGAAGAAGACTACTACACTTCGGTAGTTAAGCCCAATGAAGAAAGGCTTGAAATGGCAAGAAAGGCAGGTATGCCAGAAGATGAGGTGCCACTGATAAAGGCTACATGGTTTGTTGATGATTACTGGTATTTCTACTACCTGTCACCTTTTGGCGACATCTTGAAAGAGGGCGAGACACCATACGAGCATAACAGCCATCCGTATGTGTTCAAAGCTTATCCTTTCATTGATGGAGAGGTACACTCATTCGTGGCTGATGTAATAGACCAGCAGCGATATGTGAACCGCTTGATTACCCTGTATGACTGGATAATGCGAGCGAGCGCAAAGGGTGTTCTGCTTATGCCAGACGACTGCTTGCCTGACGGTGTTAGCATGGAGGATATTGCAGAAAGCTGGACGGAGTTCAACGGTGTTATTGTTTACAAGCCAAGCAAGAGTGGCAAGATACCGCAGCAGGTTGCCAACAACTCAACAAACATCGGCATCGCAGAATTGCTGAACATACAGCTTAAATTCTTTGATGATATATCGGGTATCACACAGGCACTGCAAGGAAAGCCCGGCTATTCGGGCGAGAGTGCAGCCCACTACAACCAGCAGACCGACAATGCCACCAAGTCGTTGCTTGACCTGCTGGAGTGTTTCAGTGGATTCGTGATAGATGGCGCATACAAAGATGTGAAGAACATGCAGCAGTTCTATGACAGCAAGCGTGTGTTCAACATCGCAGGAAAGAGTGGCGCACAGATTATCTACGACCCGAAGAAGATACGAGATGTTGAGTTTGACCTGAGCATCACCGAAAGCACGACAACACCTGCATACAGACATCTTGCCAACGATATACTGATGCAGTTGTGGCAAGCACAGGCAATCAGCGTGGAACAGCTTCTTGAACATGGCGATTTCCCATTTGCTGACGAGTTGTTGCAAAGCATCAAGTCACAGAAAGAACAGCTGGAACAGGGCAAAGTTCCTGACGGCATTTCTCCACAACTGATGCAACAGGCACAGCAAGGTGCGAATATGGAAGCTGTAAACAAGTTGCAAGGAGCGATGAGAGGTGCAGCATAACTAACAGAGGGACATATCAACCGATATGCCCCTCTTGTTATTTTTACTTATTAAGTTTGCTTTTGTCGTTGCGCTTGCCCTTATCAACAGACTTCTGCTTGCGAATGTTATCCAGTGCAAGCGGATTGTTTGTCAGCGTGGCTATTCCGTCCATACCCTGCTTCTTGTCGTACCTGCTCATTTCTTCTTCCCTTTGTTGTGCTTGCGCAGCTGACGAACCGCAGCCACCCAAGAGTAATACGACTCACGTTTTAACGACCTTTCCAGTGCAGACAATTTGCCTGTGCCGTTGCTGTATGGAGTGCAGTAGAAACACTCCGCTGCGAGGTTCATCTGTGTTGCGTTGCGGTTGATGTAGTGTTTCTGCTTCAACTTGCGGAAGTTGTAGCGGTCCATGATAACGAGGTTGCCAGATGTTCCACTCGTAGGCATCACATAGTAACGGTTGCCTGTTGATTCATGTGCCTTGTTCGCACGGCGCACTGCTTCAATAAGTCGCAGCGCAGCTTTCATTTTCACGAAGATGTTCAGTTTTGCTTTCATGCTTTTGATGTTTATATGTTTTATATTGAGGCTGCCGAAACAACCTTTTTCTTTCTTACTTTGAATCTTCCCTGACGAGGCACGAATTTTGGTGTGTCCATTTCATAGAAACAGATGTGCAGTCCTATTGCTCGTGTCATAAGCAAGTCATCGTGCTTGCCTGTAATCGCACCATACGCACCATTCTGTTTCTTCTCGTAGCAGAGATATTCATCAAGGCAACGCTGGTCGCGCTCTGTATATAGTTGCTCTCGTATGACCTTTACCAGTGTTGAGATAATCATCGGCTTTGTTGAAACATTTGTGTGGAAGCCGTATTTAACAGGCAATCCTTCACGGATGTCCTCCTCTGACTGCTTTCGTGCATACAGGTTGCTATATACTCCATTAAGCTGATTGAGGATAAATTGCGACTGGTCGCCTCCCTCAACTTGCCTTTCTTTGTCGTGCGTCTCCAGAGTATTACTTTCAATCACGAGCAACGAGTTGTCATAGTAAGCAGCAATCTGCGCAGCCCTCCATGCTAAGATGTCTATGTCACAATGTCCGTACCATTGAGCGACGACAACAGGCTTTCCACCTTCTGCCATAAACAGACGGTCAACGACAAGGATAACAGAAAAGTCAGCCTTGTTTGAGCGTCCACCGACATCAACAACGGTCAGATAGCGTTCTGTCACTATCTCCTTATCGTCAATCTCAGGCTTTTCCCATATCCACAACAACCCCTGTTTGTCCTCAGAGAAGCGTAAGTTGCTAAGAGCGTTCTTACCCTCGTCTTCATCGGCATACACCTCGCCAATGAATTTAGGAGGTTTGCAGGACGGTCGCAGTTTCTCAACCTTGTATTTGTCGAACACTCTGGCACCAGAATGCACAAACGCTTCCACATCATCAGATGGGAACTCCGCAGCCATCAATCCGTGGTCGGTGTACTTTGCACGCTCATGTATGTACCAGTTGATAGCTTCCAGTGTTGCGCCAAGTTCCCACAGCCACCACAGATATTTGCCGTTTTCCTCACGAGAAGATGAAACGTTTTCATTTTCTCTATTGGCGAACAGATTTGTTGCGAACTCCTCTATGTTGTCAATAGTCATTGAATACTGCTCAATGTCGAACCAAGAGACAAACATCGCTTCAAACTGCGATTTGCCTGCTTTTGCATCGTCATACTCCTTTTGGAAGAAATTGCCTGTACCGTTAGCCGTACTCTCGTACACTATCATCGTGTAAGGTTTCAACAGGACACCAGAGCAAGCCGAGCGCACAATGTCTTCAGGCTTCTTTCCATCGGTCACTTTCCAAAGTCCGACCTCAGAGAGGTGAACAAGGTTGTAGTCGCCACCACGGCATGAGTCAGGGCGTTCAGCAGTACCAATCTTAATCTTGCAGTTGCGCTGTGGCACACGGTGTATGCTTCCCGACTTTCCAACACCTACAAGTTTCGGTTCATTCTCGTTGTAGGTCTCGTTAATCTTGTGTAGCATATCAACAGGGTATGCCTTAATCATGCGGTCGAACATATCCTTGATTTCGTCCGAACCTGCGCCCTGATGCGCAATGATAAGCGAGTTCAGACCAACCTTGTGCATAAGTTGCAACCACGCCATGTATATCTGTGATGTGGTTGAACCTCCCCATTGTCGAGCCTTTAACAGCACGAGACGAATAGGCTTACCTGCCTTACGCAGCCTTTCAAGGCGAGCAACAAACTTACGTTGCGGTCGTGTCAAGCGAAACAACACATCTTCGCCACCGCCTTTGCACTTGATATACACATATAATGCAGCCCAAAAAGCAAAGTCGTAACGGCAACGCAATTTGACGAACTGCTTTATAACCTTTTCACGGTTTTCCTCAAAGTCCTCTTCGGAAGACTGCATTTCGGTGTCTTCCGTCAAATACTTCTCAATAGAACCATATTCCACGAGTTTCTTCACCAGCGGAACACGCATCATTTCAACTGGTAAGTATTGCTTCTTTATAGGGAAATCTTCGATGCAAACTTTTTTGCGTTCGCCTATTGAGCCTAATCCAGTTATCGGGTTAAACTTGGCGTACACCTCAGCATTGCGCCTGTCGTTTTCCTCCAGTATCTTGCGAATTATGTAGTTTGCCATACTCTTAGATTTTGACAGGTTTAACAAGCAAGGCAAAGAACAGCCCGACAATATAGCAATACAGGTGCAGCCACGCACTTGTATTCGGGAAGATGAAGCCTACCGCAAGGTAGAACAGCATCCATGCCTGATAGTACAATTTACGCTCCACCTCAAATGTGATTGACGCAAAGAGGAAGAACACCATACCCGACAGACCGACCGTTGGAGTTGTGAATACCCCACCGAGCCACAATGACAAAGTGGTAACAGGAACGGTCACGGCAACAACGTATGAGCAAATGAGCCTCCAAAGAGATATGTCGTATATGAACACAATAGACAGGAGACACCAAGCATTGAGCGCAGCGTGCAAAACATTTGCGTGGAAGAAAGGATATAGCATACGGCAAGCAAGACCGCAGTCGGCATAGATACCTACCGCAGCCCAATCTGTGACTTGTACGAATGACAAACAGAACGCTACAAGTGCGACTATAAGAGATGCAATCTTTTCAACTTTCTTTTTATCCATTCATTCCTTGCTTTACAAACCATCTGCTTTGCGCTTCCGGGTGTTAGATAGAATTTGGGTGCAGGTTGTTGTACAACTTTGTGGCATAGTTCTGAAATCGTTGATTCAGGGTAATGCTTTCGTAGCTTCATGACACGCCTGTATATCTCCTCATACATTTCTCGTTTCGTTCCCCACATTTCAGAAAGTTTTGCTTCTCCCCTTATGATAGCTGAGACCACTAACGATGCTCGTATATCGCTGACCCAAAAACGCTTTGACGGCATATTGACTATTTGGGCATAGACTTCGGGCATACGAATATAGGCACACGATTCGATATACTCATCGTATGCTCTCATGAGGTCGTCTAACCGTTCCTGAGAATATTCCATTAATGCTCCTTTTTTCTTCATGCGCAGTCTTTTCTGTGTTCCAAAGTTACAAATAAAAGCGTAAAAAGATAAACGTATTACTCGGAAATTCCTTCTTACTTTTGTTATCATTAAAATGTAAACAACAAGTAAATCACAAGCTTATGCCTAAAAGTACGGAAGTTAAGAGTAATCGTGACCGATATTCGGAGCGATTAAAAACCAAGTATCCAGACAAGGAATTTGTTGACGATGAATCGTTATTCGGTCAAATCAATGACGATTACGACAATTACGACAAAGAGATTTCGGAGTATAAGGAGCGTGAAAAGGCTTTCTCGGACTTGTTCACAAGTGACCCACGCAGTGCCTCTTTTCTGACACGCTGGCGAAAGGGAGAGCATCCGCTTGTCGCAATGATTCGTGTGTTTGGACCAGAAGCGAAAGAAGCCTTTGACGACCCAGAGATTCAGGAGCAGCTCATGGAAGCCAGCAAGGAGTGGACGGAGCGTGTGACGCAGGAGGACAAGTACGAAGAGGAGTACCACAAGAACATTGACGAGACAAACGCCATTCTTGACGAAATGGAAGAGAAAGGCGAACTCACTCCCGAAGACACTTCGGAGGCAATCTCTTTCCTCGCTGCTATCGTTCGTGACGGCATTGTCGGAAAGTTCTCACGAGAGAGTATCTTGATGGCTCTGAAAGCAATTCGCCATGATAGCGATGTGGAGCAAGCCGACCGAGAGGGCGAAGTCCGAGGTAAGAATACCAAGATTGAAGAGAAGCTACGCAAGCAGAACAAGAATGACGGCACAGCCAATCTTGCAGGTAAGAACGGAGGCGGTAAGGGTGCTGCTCGTGAAATGCCTGATATGGGTGCTATCGGTCGTTATGACGGTGTGCAGAACATTTGGGAGCGTGGTGGCGAGAAACGCAGGTCTATCAACAAGTAATGTAACTCATTTATTTATCAACAATTTTTAATTAAAACGCAATGAAAAAAGTGAAAAAGACAACGAGTTTTCTGTGTCGCATGCTTCTTGTCATGCTGGCATTTGTGACTGGTGCGTCAGGCGGTGTTATGATGGCAGATGCGTCTACATTGCCCGATGCAGGTAAGACAACAGGTGGTGCTGACGGCACAGGCGGTACTGATGGTATTGCCACTGAGACAGCAGGTCGTGACAATGGCGACCCGAACTTCTATCTGAGCGATGTCGATAAGCGCATTGTAAAGATTCGCCCGATGGCAACACCTATCGACCAGATTTCACGTTACGCAAAATCAAGTAGCACCAACTCATTCGAGGTTAAGTATTACTCTGTAGGCACACGTGAAATCAAGTGTACAACGAATAAGGCTCTGACAGCTCAGACAAGTGGTGCGAGTGTGTCACTCCCTGTGGACGATGCCAATATGTTCACTCTGGACGACACCATTCGTGTTGTAGGTGTTCAGGCACTCACAAAGTCTGATGGCACAGCATATACAGCCGAGGACAGCAATATTCCAGACCTTGTACTTTGCGTATGCGGCAAGGATAGCTCAACCAACCTGCCGACCGTATATGCAGTAAACGGAAAGAAGGACTCAAGCAATCAGCCTATCTTAGTACCTGCTATTCCTGCTGGAACAACCCTTGTCCGCATGGGTAAGGCTTGCGGTGAGCTTGATGTACAGACAGGTCGCTTCAACAACATTCCTACTCCTGAGACCCAGTACTGCCAGAACTTCATGATTCAGGTAGAGCAGTCTACATTTGATAAGATTGCAGCCAAGGAGGTAAACTGGAATTTCTCTGACATTGAGGAGGACGGTGTATATGACATGCGTCTTGCGATGGAGAACACCTACCTGTTTGGTGTTAAGCAGGTAATCAAGCATGTGTCTAAGGAGGGCATGAACACTTGGTTTACTGGTGGTATATGGTGGATGGCAGGAAAGGACATCGAGGTTGGCGAGTGGGACAGCGAAAAGAAGTGTGCTGTTATCACTGACGATAACCTTGTGGACATCACTAAAGACCTTTTTGTCGGCACAGGCATTGGCAACAAGCGCAAGATTTTGTTCTGCGGTAGTGATATGCTCTCTGCGTTCTCAAAAATCAAGAGCGAGAAGTTCCGTCTGAAAGACACCGTAGAGGTTTGGAACTTGAAGTTCAAGAGTTGGGACACCGACTTTGGCGAGGTTCTGACCATTCATCACGAGCTGTTTGATGTCAATGGCATGTCTGACTGCGGTTTCGCTATGGACCCCGAATATCTGTCAAAGAAGACCCATGTATCTTGGGCACGCAACGTACTCGATTTGCAGAAGGCAGGTATCCGCAGAACTGATGCCGTAGTTATTCAGGAGGTATCATGCCTGTACCTGCGTTACGCTAAGGCTCACGCTCGTATGAAGCTGGCACAGGCTCCTGCTGTTGGCGCATAACAGGTAATAGGATAACAAACAACAAGGGGATGGGGAACAGAATCCCGTCCCCTTTTTTCATTCCCAAAAATACACAGATATGATAAAGACATATAAAGCAAATACCAACGTGAGCATTAACGTGGTACTGGAGAGCAAGAAGAACCTGCACGTTACATTTGTCCCTCTGTCTGACGGAAGCAGCCGTTTCACGACCGACAACGAGGATGTGCAGCGTGGAATAGAGAGCCACTACAAGTTTGGCAAGCTGTTCCGCCTGTTGGAGGTTGAGCCAGAGGTCAAGAAGAAGAAACTTGTCCGAGTTGCAGCCAACGCCAAAGAGCATAAGGACGCACCTGTTTCCACCGACACCAACAAATCTCAGGAGCTGACAGATGAAATCAATCCTGAAGCAATAGAGGACAATGCCCCATCAACAACGGAGGAGGCTGATAACGTAACCGAGACATCTGCAGAAGAAACAGCCGAAGAGACTGTAGAATATGTTGAGGTTGAGGACGATGGAGAAGGTGAGGAAACAGACGGGCAGGAAGCCAAAGTAGTAAAGGTTTCCGACCTTGCAGCAGCCAAGGACTACCTTGCCGACACATTCGGAATCAGCCGTACTACACTGCGCAGCAAGAAAGCCATTGTAGCAAGCGGTGAAGCAAACGGAATTGTATTTGAGGGTTTGGACTAAAAACAGCAGCGCATGAAAGTCTATCATTTAGATGTAATCACTAAAGATGTTCGCATAGTACTTGACCAAAACATGATTAGCGACTCTCTAAAGGCATTGGGCGATGTAGATACCCTTTCCCTTAACGAGATTATCAAAAGCAAGATTGTTGAGGCTGTAAAGCGAATACATAGCGAAGCACCTGCTTACCTACTTGACGGAGGATATAACTTCGGTGATGCTGTGTACTGGAAAGAACACGAATGCGGTTGGGTTTTACTGCCAGAAGACTTTATGCGTTTTGTCGTTTTTGAGATGGACGATTGGGAGCGACCTGTTTTCAATGCCATCAGTACAGACGATCCTGAATACAATTTGCAGTCTTCACGGTTCAAGGGAGTGAGAGGAACAGCGCAAAAGCCCGTCTGCTTCATTTCCATACGACCAGAGGGCAGAGTGCTGGAGTTTTATTCCTGCAAGACCAATGATGCGCTTGTGAGCCGAGCTGTGTATCTTCCCTACCCGAAGTGGGACGATTATGGGGGCATAGAGATTTGCGAGAGGTGCTACGATGCCGTAGTATATACTGCCGCAGCTCTTACCGTCCTAACCTACGGAGACACAAACAAAAGTAATGCGTTTAACGAATTAGCAAAATCCACATTGATATGAGTGATGCAGTAAAAAAGAAAGCTATAAAAACCACACAGATAGACGGAGATTTATCTGTTGGTCGCAACCTGTATACTGGCGGAGACACCACCGTTCAGGGCAAAGGTCATTTCAAGGGTAATGTTCGCATTGACGGTTGGCTTGATGCCCGTAATATCAAGGGCGAGAACAAAGGTTTGTTCTTGACACTTGATGCGCTAAAAGCAGCATATCCTTTCCCAAAACAAGGTTGGTATGCGTTAGTTGGTGATTCGTTGCCAGCAGATGTGTATGTTGTCAAGAACGAAGCATGGGTGCCTTCAGGAGGTAAGGGAGGCGACCCCTCACTTGACCTTGATTCTGTGTATAACAAGCAAGAGATTGACAACAAGTTTGAGGGACAAACGGAACAGATTAACGCTCTCATTGAAAAGACTGATGGCTTCAAAGAGACATTAGACAATTTCAATGAAGACTCGGAGGGCATAAAAGCGGATATTGGCGAACTGAAAAAGTCCATTACGCTCATAAACGTAGACGAGCAATTTCCGTTGGATAGTGGCTTCTACACAGCCGAGACCGCACGAAACATTATTGCTCCAGATGTGCGAACCAAGAACATGGTTATCACCTATCACACCTCGGCTTCTGTTGTTGTCGTTGAGCAGTTCACAGGTCTTACGGTCAAAGATTGGGAGAACCCTGCGAATTGGGAGACCATTTCTCCAAAGATGAAACTCTCACCTCTTACGGAGCAGCAGTTTGAACAGCTTGTGTCGAAAGATAATCAGACCGTTTATCTAACCTTTGAAGAGTAAGAGTTATGATTTACATAGGAGACAAGCCAATATCAGCAGTCTATTGGGGAGAGAAAGCCATATCTGCGGTATATGTCGGTGCAAGGCTGGTTTGGACAGCTATAAGCAGTTGCTTTGGAGCTGGCTTCTGGCAAAGCGAAAAGCCGTGGAAGGGTACTGATGGTTGGAAACATTACAAACGTTAAATGAAGCATTAACATTATGGCAAAGAAAGTCTATGACGATGACAACCTTAACATGAGGAAAGCCAATTGGGACGGTGACGACTCAACTGGTGGTCTTCCTGTTAGTGGTCGTCTCGTTGAAAATTATATCAAATCGATAGACGACAAAACCGAAACTACCGAGGAGATTGCAAAGGGCGAAACAAAACCGCCCACAAGTGATGCCGTGTTTAACTCTGTTGTTGGTGCGGTGACCGATATTGATGTGCAGGACAGCGAGGACGGCACTCAATATGTCATGTCGGTAAAACAAAAGGGAGAAGACGGTGGAGAGACAACCAAAGAGGTGCGTTTCTCCAAATACAGCGATGATGATAAAGTCGTTGTGAATATAGACATGGCGGACGGCACAGGCGCAGAGTTACCAGCTACGCAGTATCTTCCGTTAGGCTCTGGAATAGTCGTAAAGTACGCAGCCAATGTCGGCACCGTAGGAGGAAGCGAAGTGTCAGGTTTCTCTGACTTGAAGACACGTGTCATCATGAAACGCGGTTCAACAGTCCTTTCAGATTTCCAGAACGCAGAGTTCGTTAGTGTGTCAGCAGGTAGAACCTACACATTCGATTCTACGAAGTATCTTACCGATGCAACCACATACGCCATACAGATTGAGGCACAAGCGACCTATCAAGGTCAGCTTCTAACCAGAACAGCAACCGTTCGTGTAACGATGGTAGCAATAGATTTGAAAACGACCTATTCGGTTGCCAATGGTGTGTCTAATGGCGGCTATAAGAATGACGTGAACATTCCGTTTACCGTCAAGGGGACGACTGGCGAAAAGAATATCTACTACCGAATTAATGGCGGCACTCCTTACACCATCGGACTTTCATCCGGTTCAGGCACACAATCGAAGAATGTCACAATTCCACTTTCTTCTATAAAGGGTGGTCTTAATGTTGTTGAAGCATACGCATTGCATGAAAGTTCAGGTGTGATAAGTGAGGTACATTACATCAATATATTGAAAGCATCAAGCGATGTGAAAAGCTACGCAGGACTGATGTTCAGCAACAAGGCAGATGGTTTCCAGAAAGACTGGCGAACACCTGTTCTTCGTGCCGAGCAGTTTACAGCATGGAACTTTGACTACACTGGATATGATGCAGACAATAACATCGCTTTTGTAAAGGTGCTGAATGGCTCTACCATAGTCAAGGAGGACAGAATACCACGAGGTGTAAAAGGCAGCTACGGCAAAACCAATGTGAGTGTAGAACCGCAGAGCTATACGCTGGAGTGCGGAGAAACGAAACTCACCATAAAGGTAGAAACGGCAGGTCATGCTGATATTGAAGCCACTCTGTCGGCAGACGCTGTATGTACTTTTGATGCATTTGGTCGCAGTAACACCGAGAACAACGCTGCATCATGGATAAGCGGTGATATGTTCATGGAGTTCAACAACGTGCTTTGGAACGTGAACGAGAACGGTGCTGGCAGCGGTTGGTATAAAGACCGCCTGTTGCTCTCTAACGGTGCAAGTATGGAACTTACAGCGGAAGGTGGCTATCGTCCGTTTAATGATGCAGAGAAGCCGACAGGCTTCTCTATCAACGATGTTGGCATGACCATTGAGATTGAGTACAGCACAGCCAACGTAACAGATACCAATGCAGAGCTGATAACATGTCTTGGCAAACTTAGCAATGGCAATCGCTATGGACTTGTAATAACCGCAGAGGAAGCCAAGTTCTTGACTGGTGTTGTCACAGAAGCCCCCGACGGAGACGAGATTATCACATACGAGGATAGTGTTGGTACGAAGTTTGAACCAGGCACGAACATAAAAATAACGTATGTGTTCTACCCTAATGTGCAGACCAACGAGCAAAGAGGACTTATCGGCTTCTTTGTAAACGGAGAAGAGAGTGCTGCATCAAAGTGGCTGAACAAAGTAAACTTTGACATCGAAGAGCAGTTGAAATTCACCTCAAAAGGTGCAGACCTCTTTATTAAGAATATCCGTATCTATAACAAGGCACTGACTGACGATGAGGTGTTGAACAACTACATTGTGGACCGTAACCACCTTGAAGATACAGATACAGAAAAGGGAGTGCGCTCCCTCGATGAAGAAAACCGTGTGCTGGACGAGGGTCAGAAGGTGAGCTTTGACAAGCTGATGGCATTGATGCAGAATCGCAAAAACTCTGTACTTGTAATGATTGGATCTGGTTCGGTAGGCAGCGAAGTGCCAAGTGACAGCGACACGCTCAATGTCGTGGACGCATTGGCGCAGCTCAACGATAAGAAAGCAAACAAACTTATTCAGGAGTTACGCTTCTACAATGGGGAGAATCACGATTTGGATTTCATCGCCCGCAACATATATGGACGTATACAGGGAACATCATCTGTAAACTATGCACGTAAAAACTTCCGCTTCTATTTCCAAAAACCCGAAGACAAAGCCCAACTGAGCTATGGAGAGATTGATGGCAACGGCAACCAGAGCAACCCAACCGAAACAACAGGAAAGAAAAATCTGTTTCGGTTGCGCCCCAACTCTATTGGTGCAAAGTTGGCCTGCCCGAAATGCGACTTTTCGGATTCTTCAATGACGACAAACACAGGTGGAGCAAAGTTTATCCATGACGGACTGAAAGAAATGGGTATTCTTACCCCTGCGCAGCGTTATGCCAAAGACCACGCTCTGAACGATGATGTGCGCTCTGCTATTGATGGTATGCCGTGTGACTTGTTCGTTGCGAAGTCTATTGATGAGGATTTCACATACTATGGCCAGTATAATATGAACAACGAGAAGAGCGACAGTTATCCTATATTCGGACAGGACAAGACTATTGGAGGTGTGACATGGGGAACAGGAGACACTTTGAACTACTTGGAGCCAGATACCGAAGGCTCACTTGGAACAGCAGGAGCAAAGAATTATTTGCCTATCTGTTTTGAAACGCTTAACAATTCCAATCCCTGTTGCCTATTCCAATGGGTGCCGTCAACGGATTCCAACCACACGGACTTCATGGATAACAACTTTGATAGTGGTCTGGAATTCAACCACCCCAAAGATACATTCTGGAAAGACGGAAAAGGCGATGAAAAAGAGGAGCCGAACCTAAAAGACCATATCGGAACAGGTGACAAGTACGACAAAATGTATAAGGCGACAGACCGAATGATGTCGTTCATCAACCGATGTGTAAAGGAGACGGAGGCAGGAAAGAACATGAAGTACAACCCTATGACACATTTGTTCGAGGGCGTGGACTACGAGGACGATGGCAACAAGTTCCCATCTGCCAAGTGGAAGAGTGAAACTTTCCGAAAGGAAGCATCCAAGTATTTCAATATACCTTATTTCATTGTATACTATTTGTATGTAGATTTCGACCTCGGTGTAGACCAGCTTGCCAAAAACATGCTGCTTCGCACATGGGACGGTCTCATCTGGTATGTAACGTACTACGATGGAGACTGCCAATTGGGTAGCGATAATAAGTCGTTCCTTACAGGCAAGTACGATGACAACCGGCAGACTAAAAATGATAGCGGAGCGTATGTGATGCAGGGACACAACTCATGGCTGTGGAACTTAATACTTGCCAACTTCCGTGATATGATGGAAGAAATCATGACGAAAGGATACAACGGTGGAACATCGTTCATGTCAGCTTTCAGCATTCAGAAAGCCATTGACCATTTCGACAAAGAACAGATGGAAAAATGGTGTTCACGCCTGTATAGCAAGAGTGGCATCTTCAAATACATCTATCCATTCCTTAACCCGATGAAAGTCGGTGCTAACGGAACGCTGAAGACTTACGCACAAATATATGGTCTGAAAGGCTCACTGAAAGCGCATCGCAATTATTTCATTCGTAGAAGATACGACTTGAAACAAGTTGAGTATGGCTATGTTTCGACACTCGGTGCAAGGCTCTACCAAAGTACCACCTCACTTGACCGTGGATACATACTTAAACCTATGCAGTTTGAGCTAATAATCCCTTACCGTGTTCAGCTAAAAACGGTGAACTATGTCGAAGCAGATAGTGGAGTGGTTGAAGCAAACACCCTGTACTCATTGCAGCTCCCACGTGCTTATGGTGAGAACGACCCATTGACTATTATCGGTGCAGAGAAAATCAAAAAACTGATTTGGCATGAAGATGCGTTTGCAATTGACTTTGAATTTGGTCTGCTGACATCGCTCGTTGAACTTGATATGAGCGTGACAAGTCAAAGTACATACCGTAACGGTTCGTTCATGTCATCTACTGACAGCCTGCTTCTGCTTGAGGTACTGAATATGCGCAACAATATGTTAGCGAGAAACGGAGATAGCGGGAGTGTTGCAACACTCGACCTGAACAGACAGGCACGTTTGAGAAAGATTGATGTGCGTGGCACAGGGCTTACAAAGCTAATACTTGCCACTGGCGCACCGTTGGAAGAGGCATATTTGCCTGAAGCTCTTGAAGAGTTGTTCCTTGAACACCTCCCAAAACTGCAAGAGAGCGGACTTCACATCGGAAGCATCAACAAGATTATAGGATACCGCTTTGCCAACTGCCCCGGTATTGACGGCTTCTCTATCCTTGAAAATCTTCACGCCGCAAAGGTCAGAGGAGACGGAAAGCTGGAGCGTTTCAGATATGAGATAGATACTACCGATGACGGTACGCTACTGGAGAAGTATTACAACTACAAGAGCTATACGGCAACAGGAGCTAACGACAATGTCCATTCAGGTCTTGTCGGCAAGGTGCATCTGACAAAGTATCTCAACGAGGTGGATTTGTCACGCTATCGTGAGAAGTACCCCGAATTGGAGTTCATTCTGCCCGAATATACGATGCTGGAGTTTGACGATGAGGTAAGCGATGACGCCAATGTAAGCAACCTTGACAATCATACAGGCTGCAAGTATAAGAACAAATATGAGCCAAGCGCACACATTCTTGAAATCTTGAAGAAGCGTCACCGTGTACTTTCGAAGCTGACGAAGCGACCGACAAGCCGGAACATGGTTATAGGTGGTCAGGAAGTACCTGTGAACAACACAGATGGAGTGATGACTTACTATCCGTTGCATGATAGTGACTCTAACTTCTATGCCGATGCGCAAGATGTGAAAGACTGCACACCAGCGAAGCTGGACGGCACGGAAGGCGATTGGGATATACTCGAACCTTTTTTCTGGTTCAAAGGCATAAACGACTACTTGAACAAGAAACATTACGCTTGCTACAGTTCCAAGGGCGAGAACGACATGCCAGCCGTTCCTGATGCAACCGTCATGACATTAGACGACATTAAGCGCACAGAGAATGGCTATCTCCCAAGCCGTAAAATCCTTGTAGAGCGTAACACGTTAGAGGATTCATACAGCAGCGATACAAAGTTCTCTGTCTGCAAGGTGAACGTGTCAGGCTTCAAACGAGTGCGCTTTCCAAGCGTGCCAGGCTCTGCGTTCGTTGGCTCTATCTTCACTGACAGCAACAAGAAAGTAATCAAGTCTATCAATGTCCCTACCATAGGAAGCGGATTCGAGGCTGGTATGTATCTTATAGTTGATGTGCCGAGCAATGCAATGGAGCTACACTTCTCAATCCTGAACACCGCAGAATTTGACAAAGTGGTGCTGAGCAACAGCGATAAGATTGAGGATATGGAGCCGGACTGGGTTGCCAGCGAAGAGCACCTTTGCGCAGTAGTAGAAAGTTCCGTTGTAGGCAGCAAGCTGAGAGCCTGTATCACAGGGGGTGCTTCAACAGGTAGTATGAACTGGGTGGATTTCCACTATTATAGCCAGCAGCGAGGACGACAACAGATTGATGCGCTGATGCACTTTCGCATAGCTAATCTCTTCTATGCCAAATACGGAAGACGTGATGCACAAGACCAGTGCGGAGCAGGTCAGCACTCTTACACAAGAATTATAGGCGGCAGTGCAGCTTATGGCATGACAGACACCATCGGCTTCAAGGAAGCGTACAAAATTGATAACAAGGTTACGAACAGCATTGGAGACGGAATAATCAATCAATACGCATGGTACAAGGTCAAAGATGAGTACGGCAAAGACATCGTTACACAGGTAAACAACACAAGTTGTTTGGGCTATGAAAGTCCATTTGGAGATAAAGCTGAGTTGATGGACGGTGTGGACTTGCCTAATGACAGCGGAAATGTCGGCAAGTGGCGCATTATAATGCCAGACGGTAGTATCCGCAGAGTTCAAGGCTCAACAACCTCGGACTTTTGGATTGGGGCAATCGCACACGGTAAACACATGGACATTATCCCTACGGGCAATTTGGTTAGTAGTAATTCTACTTACTATTGCGATAAGTATTGGATGGGTACTTCAACTCATCGTGTGGTGTATCGGTCGAACAGCTATGCGTATGCGTTTGGCGGTGTGTCGTGTGCGGATGCGAGTCACGACTCATCGAATGCGGGTGCGCTCGTTGGGTCTCGGCTTGCCTTCCGTGGAAAAATCGTAAAGGCGGAAAGCGTCAGAGCGTTCAAAGCGATAAATGCACTGGCATAGTACGAAAGCGAAAACGAATGCGAGAGCGAGGGCGAATTGTTGTTCGTCCCTCCTCTCTTAAAAAAGGTGGATTTCCCAATTACATCGTGTGGTGTATCGGTCGAACAACAATGCGAATGCGAATGGCGGTGTGTCGTATGCGAATGCGAATAACGACTCATCGAATGCGAATGCGAACATTGGGTCTCGGCTTGCAAACAATAAGAATTAGAAGCGTTAAGCCTCAAAGGAAATTCAGGCGTACAGCATAGGGGACGTGTCCCCATCGTGGTGCCTATGGGAATGAGCCTCAGTAACAGCAGCCGTCAAGGCTGGAAAACTGAAAAATCAAGCGTGGGGTGGAGTTTAGTAGGGACATCATGTCAGCCGAACAAGTCAGACCCCGAAAAATTGAAGGCTAAATAAAAATGAAAAGAATTGGAAAAACAAGCAACATCATCGAAGAGATTTGCGAATACAGCAACATCTGCAACTCCCTATATGTGGTGATGCGTGGTAAGAAGCGCAAAAGGTCACGAGTGGGCAGATGGATAATGTCGCATCAGGACGATGTGATAAAATCTCTACAGGAACGAATAAGGGACGGCACTTTCTGCTTATCGGGCTATAGGGAAATGATTGTCAAAGATGGTCCTAAAGAGCGTACCGTGCAATCCGTGAACCTGATTGAGCGCATAGGCTGCAACGCTATCATGGCAGTTGTGGAGGACAAAATCAAGAGACGCTACATCAGGACAACGGCAGCTTCCATCAAAGGGCGTGGTATGCACGACCTGATGAACTGCATACGCAAAGCCATACAGGAATACCCAGAGGGCATGAAATATGCCTATAAGTTCGACATCAAGAAATTCTATGAAAGCGTAAGCCAAGATTTCATGATGTATGCCTTGCGTAGAATGTTCAAGGAAAAGACACTTCTGACGATTCTGGAAAGGTTTGTCAGGATGATGCCAAAGGGTTTGTCTATCGGTTTGCGTTCCTCGCAAGGATATGGGAACATGCTGTTGAGTATGTTTCTTGACCATTATCTGAAAGACCAAAAAGGCTATAAGCATTTCTACCGATATTGTGACGATGGAGATTCGCATCATGCGACCAAAAAAGAAGCGTGGAAAGCACGAGGCGAAATAAAAGAGAGGGTTGAAATGATGCAGCTCCAGATAAAGAAGAACGAGCGTGTCTTCCCGATAACAGAGGGAATAGACTTCCTCGGTTATGTCATATACCCATCGCACACCCGACTGAGGAAGCGAAACAAACAAAACGCAGCAAGAAAGCTGCACAAACTGAAAAGCAAAAAGAGACGGCACCAGATAATTGCATCCCTGTATGGGCAATGTAAACATGCTGACTGCCATAATTTATTTTATCGTTTAACAGGTATCAAGATGATTGATTTCAAGAGTTTGGGCGTTCAGCCCAAGTTTGACGATGGAAAGAAGCGTTTTACTGGCACGGTGGTAAGCATCCGTGAGCTGGTGAACCTGCCCATCGTAGTAAACGACTTCGAAGATGGTATTGACACATCGCAAGGTAAAGACCGCTGCATCGTCTCTATTGAAATGAACGGCGAATCCTGCAAGTTCTTTACCAACAGCGTAGAGATGAAGAGCGTGTTACGGCAGATTGCGGAATTGCCTGATGGTTTCCCATTCAAGACCACCATCAAGACAGAATCGTTCGGAAAAGGTAAAACTAAATACATATTCACATGAGACAAGGGCAAGGAAGCGCAGGTACTATGCTACTGGAGTGCATAGACCCGCACAAAAACAAGTGGCGTGTGCGCTGGAACGTGAAGCCTATTGAGGGCAGTAACGATGTTGTGTACACAGAGGAGGATTTCAACCACAAGCCAACGCTTGACGAGGTAAAAGAACTCATCACCGCACAAATCAACGCAGACATTGACAACAAGATACTGACAGGCTTTGTGTGGAACGACATGCCTGTGTGGCTGTCAAGTGAGAATCAGTTTAACTACAAGGCAGCGTATGACCTTGCAGTACAAACAGGAGGCGCAACATTGCCTGTGCGCTTCAAGTTCGGTATTGGTGACGTGCCAACGTACCACACCTTTAACGACCTCGCAGAACTGACAGACTTTTACACCAAGGCACTGGCGCATGTAAACACCACGCTCAACAATGGTTGGGAAGCAAAGGACAACATAGACTGGAGCAAGTATGAGTAACGGTTGTGGCTGTGAGACTGGCATACTCCGATACATAAAAGCTCCGTATGCCAAGATGTTCTATGTGCCGTGCTGCATACATGACAACGACTATGACAGCGGAGGAAAAGCCAAAGAGCGCAAAAAGGCTGATGTTACCCTATACCGCAACATGTGCAAGGTTATAGGGCGCACAGACTGCACACCGTTCAAGGCTCATTTCCTCACTGGCATAGCATTGCTGTACTATATCAGCGTAAGGATATTCGGTCGGTTCTATTTCAAGTATGACCGTAAAAAGATAACATCTTAAAACGCTTTACATTCAATAATTTTGTATAACTGAAATTTAGCAGATTATGGACAAGTTGATTAAATGGATTATAAAGAGCAACCGATGGAAACATCTTGCCGGAGGCTTCTGTATAGGTGCTTGCGCTGATGATTGGTACACCGCAATCTATGCCGGAACACTTACCGCAGGAGCATTAGAGTATAAGGACAAGGCGCACGGAGGCGCATGGGATTGGATTGATTTCGCCCTGACGGTTTCGGGCGCAGTGTGTGGACGAATGATGTTTTGCTGGGTATGAATGAGGTGCAATCAGTAACAGAGGTAGCCAAAGGCATTACAGATTTCGGCATGACTGCAATGGTAGGAGCTTTCTATCTCATATTGTCTGCGCTGATGATGGTAGCCATTTTCAAATGGTTCAAGTCTATCATCAGCCAGATGATGGAGGATAACAGAGACAGCCTGAGAGAGCTTGCCAAGACCACCAACGCACAAAACGACATGTTGCAGGACATATCCGAAGGGCTACGCACCGAGACACAGCTACGCATACGGAATTTATCTGGCTTTGCGTTCGACCTGTCTGTTGAGCAGGTGTGCCGACTTATCAAGCGAGTGCGAGAAGAGAACCACATTGCAGACCACGAAACCACCGCCTTGAAGATACGCAAGTCGTTACAAGTGATACATGACGACCGCAACAGCAGATTTGACCCCTTTACCTACCACGGCAAGCCATTGTCGGACTTCTGCGCTCAAGAATGGGTGGAGCAGGTTGCAGAAATCGTTGAGGGCGAAATCTATCACGAGGACGGAGCTAACAACGCTCGTGCATACACTAATGTCAAGTTAGGCTACGACAAGATAAAAACAGAGTTCTACCACAAATTAAACAGTCTGGGCTTATGATTATTATCAGAAACAAAATAATTCCATTCAAAGGGTTCAAATGCATCAACCTTTTCGGGGTGCTGTTTGTGCGCAAAGAGTGTGGCGATGTGACAAAGACGGACATCAATCATGAGGCGATACACACTGCGCAGATGCGAGAGCTGATGTATGTGCCATTCTATGTTCTGTATATCGTGGAGTGGATGTATAGGCTCTTCCAGAAAAGCAATGCCTACCGAAACATATCGTTTGAGCGTGAGGCATACGACAACCAGTATAATTACACTTATCTGGCTAAGAGAAAACATTATTCATGGATTAACTATTTAAGGAGGAACAAGAAATGAAGATACTTATCGACAACGGACATGGAGAGAACACCAAGGGCAAGCGCAGCCCTGACGGAAAATTTCGTGAGTACGCCTACGCACGAGAGATTGCAGCAGGGATTGTAAACGAGCTGACGGAGCAAGGCTACGAAGCAGAGCTGCTTGTGCGTGAAGACACCGATGTGTCTTTGACAGAGAGAGCAAGGCGTGTGAACGAGTGTTGCGGTAAGTATGGCGCATCGAATGTAGTTCTAATCTCCATACACAACAATGCCGCAGGTAACGGAGCGTGGATGAACGCACGAGGCTGGAGTGCATATACTTCAAAGGGCAAAACCAAGTCGGATGAGCTGGCGACAATGCTATACGAGGAAGCAGAGAAGAACTTTGCAGGACACAAGATAAGAAAAGACACCTCGGACGGAGACCCCGACTGGGAGGAGAATTTCTATATTCTGTCAAAGACAAAGTGTGCAGCCGTGCTGACAGAAAATTTCTTCATGGATAACCACGAAGATGTGGACTACCTTTGTTCGGCAGAGGGCAAAGCAGCAATTATCCGCACACACGTTGACGCACTGACCAAATATGCGAGCAAGTATGAGAAGCATTAAGCATGTAATAACGGTGTTGGCTGTACTGCTGCTTTTGGCTTCACTCGGCTTGAATGTGCATCATTATCGTGCGCACAATATCCGAGAGCCTGTAAGAGATACGCTTAGAGAAACCTATATTGACACAATTACTTATTACAAGCCTGTTCCGAAAGACAGCATCGTGATTAGGTATGTGACAGAACGGTTACCAACAAGCGTAAATTCACAGCCATGTTCTGACAGCGTGTCTGTGCAAATCCCGATAACACAAAAGGTGTACGAGGATAGCACATACAGGGCATACGTTAGCGGATACAAGCCAAACCTTGACAGCCTGTTTGTTTATCCCAAACGTGAGATAATAACAATCAGGGAAACAACAAAGCCGAAGCGATGGAGCATTGGCATACAGGCTGGCTACGGCATAACGCTCAGACAGAACCCTCAGTTTGTTCCTTACATTGGTGTAGGCGTAACTTATTCATTTTGGCAATTCTAAAAACAAAGATGTATGATAAACGTAACGTTACGAGTTCAAAAGGAGGACGTGTACGAAGAAGTGGCAAAGACCACATCGTACACAGGCAAGAAGATGGACGATGAAGACGGTTACGACCGTGTTTTCACTACTGACGAAGACCAAGAAATGCTGGAACGCTTCTGGAACGAGAGCAAGAATACAATCTGCAACGCTCTGAAAAAGGTGTTTCTTGACGAGGTGGAGACCGAGCAGGGCGAGTTCCGCTTGCAGTTGGACCTGTCAAGCTCATTTGATGAGAACCTGACCACAAGCATGCAGAGCAGCCTGTTCTCTTTCTTTGTAATGAACATCACTGCAAAGTGGTACACGCTCGCCAACAAAGATGAAGCTACAGGCTATGCCACGGAAGCAGCCACCTATGTGGACGACATCAAGCGTAAGGCGTTCTTCAAGAAGCGCCCAGAGAGACCGAAGTATAATATCTTTTAATTTTTAACGACTATGGCAGAAAACAAAAAGACATTGACCGTCACCCAGCAGGTGAAGGAGCTTGTGTTTGACATTCAGAACAAGGCTTACCTTACAGGTCAGGCACGAGAGGCAGAGGGAAAGAAGACTTACGAGGCTGCATCGAACATGCAGGCGAGTGACGACATTGAGAACAGCTACCAAATCAGGCGTTCTCTTGCCAACGCTTTCTCCGCACTGAAGAGTTTGCTTGGAGAGTATCTGAGCGAGGACAGAAGCACCAGCAACAACCTTATTCAGAAAGAGATTGATGATGATGGTGTGCTGGAACTTGCCTTTGAGTTGCCGAGCAACTACAACAACTCTTCGGCAGATGCCCTCGGCAACGGTATTCACTCATACCTTGTAGATATGGCTTTGGGCGACTGGTTCAGCATCACCAACAAGGAAGATGCGCAGGACTACATTTCCCACGCAAGTGTTAGCCTTGAAAACGTGAAGCGTGCGCTGTATAAGCGTGCGCGCCCGACACGCCCGTCATACACCGACTAAGCCTGTTGCTATGAGTTGCCCAGAGAAAGAAATCAGAACAATCGTGATGTTGTCCTTTAAGCGTGAGGAGTTACTCTACGATGCAGCTAACTATTCTTACGTTGAGGGCGACATCATGAAAGCCGAAGAGGAACATGCCAGACACCAAGTGTTTGACATTGTTCAGGACGGCAATGTGGACAGAGTGACACGTGTCCTTAATCTTGCGCACTCGGAATGTGTTGAAATGCTCTTTCCGTACACAAAGAACGAGGTGGAAAGCGATGGCTGTGTGCTCAATGATATACTTACGGAGCCTGAATCGTATGACATCACACTCTCGCTGCCAAAGTGTTTCTCTATGACAACGGTTCGGTTACTGAAAGACCTCATTCACGAGTATCTTGTGTGCAGGGTGCTTTCAGACTGGATGAGCATCACAAATCCGAGCAGCCAACGAAATTGGGAGGAGAAGCTGGAGAGCCTGAAAACGAAGATTAAGACGTCGCTTGTCGCCAGACGTGGAAAGATTAGGCGCAAGCTGAAACCATTTTAAGATTGAGAGCCGAGGTGCATCACGCATCCCGGCTCTCTCTTTGTTATCCCAAACAATCTTACCTAAAAACTAAACCTAATATATATCTTTATCGCAGTTGATTAGCCAAGCGTTCTGTAAAGTTGATTGACGCACCGAAGATGTTTTCATCTTCCGACAACGATGTCACACACGCTATGCGGAAGTATTTGTACGGTGTGCCACGGAAGCCACGCAAGAAGTGGTCTTGACTTGACCACACCAAATGCCAGTTGTATAGGTCACGAGAACCGTACAGAACCGACTGCACATTGCCATTGTGGAAATGTCCTCGCTGAATAATTGTGTCAATAGTCTTGTGAATATCGGGCATATCCAGTTTGAGAGGACGTGAGAGCAGCAAGCCCTTTACTGTAGATGCATCAGTCTTTGAAAAATTGACAATGCGTTTCTCATTGTCTATCGCAAGAGCCTCTGGATAAGAGTTCAGATGCGAAGCGATATTTGAGAATGTCATGCCCCACTGCTTAGACTTCATGGAGTAAACGTAGGCATACGTTATTTCAGGAGCGTACACAATGACACGCTGATGCACATAATCGTAAATCATACGGCACTTGGTCAAGAACTCTGTAAATGGCATCGTAGGCAGACACTTGTCGGTTATCGGGTCATGTCCGAGCATATCGTGTAGCTTGTCGAACTTAGGCAGATCCAGCGCATTGAAAGGAAACTCCGTGCTTATCACATCTGAGATACATTGTGTTTGCGAACCAGATATGAGCATGATGCCCCTGTCGGTAGCAAAAAGCACGGACGAATCAAGCTGTGTTATGCTGTCAGGGTTTATGCAGACATCACGAGTGATAGGCTGACGTGCGGAGTAGGAGCCAGTGGAAGACACCTCCAACGCCCAAACGCCCTCAGTGGTGAAAGCGTATAGTGGGAACTGTCCGAACTGACCTTGCGACATTGCTTTTGCCGCAGCAGATATGCCGAGGATGGTGCCAGTACCAACGGTGTTGATGCCCAAAACAGGGAAGTGGAATGGGTTATTGACTTCGGAGGTGTAGATTTTGTTGGGAACATCTATCGTGCGTATTGCCTCACTTGACTCAGACGGCAATGATGTAGTTTTTGTGGCGTTATCCCATCCACCAAAATAAAATGCTCCATTTAGGAAACCGTGTGCCTCCAGCGGAACTTCGTAGGCATCATAGAAATAGTCATATCGGTAGAATACGGCCTTATATGCGTTGACGTTTGGATAATAGAAAAATAATAGACGCGCTTGCACACTCATAGCAAAAGCCTCTCCCTGCACAATGATGTCGCGTCCGTCCTGCTTTATGAAGAAATAGACACCCCATGAGGCTTTACGGTCAATAATAGTTGGTGAAGCGTCAGAAAAGTTCTGAACATTGCCATCGGTATAACAGAACATTGCTCCGGCATTGAACGTGTCGTAAAGTTTCTTTTTTAGATTGGCAATGTTCAGTCGTGAGTTATATGCAAAAGAGTATTGCGGTATCAATACATCATGACTGTCAAAGTCGTCTGTCATAACCTCTCTATTCACAAGAGATTGCAAATAATTTTCTTCAACGGAAACAGCCGTGCGCGTAGTTGTCAGTTCGTCTAACTTGATGTTTTTGAGTAGATAGAACTGGGAACATGAACGTATATCGGCTTTCACCTGGTCAGTGCTACGCTGCGGTATCATCAAGCGTCCAGAGGGGTATGTGAAAGTTGTCGGGTTGTAAGTGAACGCATACAACTTGTTAAATGTATTGTACTGGTATCGCAAAGGGTATGTGTTTGTATCAGCAGCTTGATTGATGTGCTTACAGATACAGAAAGAGTTAATTTCGCTTGATTGTGCGAACCTTGTGCATTGTCCGTTTTGGTCGTATGTGTAGATAGGCTTTGAGATAAAGATGTCAACTGAGCGCACAATATCTTTCCACTGTCTCAGCATATCAATACGGGAAGCCAGTACAACAGCATAGTCAAGAGTATGCCTTACACCAACAACACGCAACTGCGCATCGGTATATTCGCCATGTCCTGTTACATGCTCCCAAAAGACCTGTGGAGCGAGGTCGGAAGAACATACCATGAGAATAGGCGCAGAGTGCATAGTAAGAGAACCATCATACAACCTGTAAGCATACCGTACAAGGAAAGGAAAGATGAATTTACCAGCGTTGGTTGATTGGTCAGCAATGAACTTGTTTACCTTTGCCAGCACTTGACTTGTTATGCGTGATTTGTTTTCATCGGAAAACTCATTCCAAAGACTGCCCTCGCCGATGCCATTAAAAGAAATACTGAATACGTCAGTGCGCACCACCTCGCCTTGCAACCCAAACGAGATAGGCAATTCGGGTAGATGTGTACCAAGATACAGGTAGCCTGTGGAGCCGCCTTTCCACAGGTAGTAAACCATGCCATTCTCTGTGATGAATATCAATGTATTTCCAATAGAGGTTACTTTGATGTAATTAGTTACGCTGCCAATGGAAGTTGTTTTCTTTGTCTCTTTGTCGAACCAACTGAAAGCGTCACCTTCTCGCACAATGTAATGCGTGTAGCCAGAGTTCTTGTGTATGTACACACACGTTCCTGTGAATCCTGTCGCTTCTTTATCTACCACTGGAGGGAAAACAGGCTTTACAGCACCGTCCTCTGGCACAAAATTGATAGCAACTGACAAATCACCATCTGGACATTCGTAGTCCGATGGTGATGCAGTGTAGCCGTTGTACTTGATTTCCTTGTTCATTGTCTTTATTTATTATAGTTACAAGCAACGCCTTAATATGATAGGCAGCAATACGCCCTTGTAGTTATCCTTGATAGCTTTGCCGACATGGAGCGAAACAGACTCGTTTCCTCCACACCTGCAGAGCATATACCGACACAGAAATTTTGATGATGTTCGGAAATGGTTGCCCTTTTTGTTTGATGGGTAAACCATACCCTCATGCCGACCAATCGTTGGAGAACGGTGGCGAACGTAGAGGAACGCTTCGCAGTCACTCGTCAGTATGTCTATTACATCCCCACGCTGTAAAGAGAGTATCTTTGCAACGTGGGCAGCAATGTCGATACGCCCAGAGCGATGGAAAATGATGTCCATCTTACGAGTGCTTCCTAAAATGCTTTGCATTTGGCTTACAGAGTTGGTAATATATTACATCGTCTTGTGTCTTATGTATCGACACCGAGAGTTTGATGCGCTTATTGCTCGGCAACCCGTAGTCGTAGAAGATGCGCCCGACCGATGGACAGAGTGTCTCAAAGCCGATGCAGCGGTATTTGCCGTTATACTGGATGTCGCATAGCTGTGTGGGCTTCTCCAGTGCTGGGTTGAGCGTAAAAGCATAGGTGTGTGTTCCTTGCAGTTTGAAGACAAACACACATGGCGCAGTGTCCTCTTTAGCATTCTTACGGATATGCTCAAAGAGGCGTTTAGATAGCGTAACCGAATTGTCGGCAGGGTCGGCTATGACATAGTAGCGCATAGACTTGACCCACTTTATAATTTTACTGATAATCATAGTTCAAAATTACAATGATTTAGTTACTGCACAGGTTTAACTTGTCCTGTATTGATGTAGTTGTGGCGAGAGCGGAACGATATTGTTTCCACGAATTGGAAAGACAGTGTTGTTTCAAGCTGTTGTCGATGCTCGTCTGCTTTCTGCTTTGAGGCGAAGATGTAGGAGCAGAGTTCCTGCTTTGCTGTGCCTCGTGT